TCTTTTTTTATGCGTTGAGGGAGCCGGACTTCCGGCGGAGCGATGTGATTATCCCGCATCACGGTGCAAACAAGGCCCCATGAATTATACACCGTTTTAGGGGACACGGTTTCACTGGCCTCGTCGATCTCCGACTGCCAATTTGAAAGGTCTTGTATTTTGGCATTGATCTTTCCGGGGAAGCGATTCTTTTTGATACACTCATATCCACGAATCGTTGACGGGGATAGAGATTGATTTTTTTCCAAATAACTGTCGATTGCCTGAAGAAGCGTGAGACTGCATTTTGATTCCTTTTTGGCTTCCAGAAAGCCGGCACGAATGGCGCGGGCCTTGGCTTCGCAGAGAGCGGCGGTATCCTCCGTGATACTCTGCCCTTCGGCCCGCAGTTCGATGTTCCACTTGCCGGACTTCAACTGACGTGGGGAGGGGACTTTGATCTCGTCCTTTTTTTTGCGCTCCCTGATCTGGCGTTCGCCGCACCACTTGCAGAAGATGGAATCATCGTCAATGACGCGCTTACAGTTTTTACATTTCATGCGCACACCTCCCGTGTGTATCAGCCGTGGAAGAACCCAAATTCCAGACAGTGCAGGTCCAGATAAACGGCGTAAGCCACGACGAAGATCAAAAGGACCAACATCCATCGCAAAAGACGGTCCCGGTTGCGGATGCCGTGGGACTGACGTTCCACAAATTCCCGGAGAAGTTCGTTCTGGGCGTTCAGGCCGTTGATCTCCTGACGGTAGACATCCAGTTCCCGGTTTACGATTTCCTCTATGGTTTCCGGTGGCGGAGAATCTTCCGTTGGTTTCATCCCTAAAAACTGGTCAATGGAAATTCCGAGGAAAACGCAGATGGGGCCGAGAGTTTCCAACGTAGGGGAATGGGTGGTGGCACGGAACATATTGTTCACCGTGTTGAGAGGAACTCCGCTGCCGTCCGCGATTTCCTTGTTTGTGATGTGTTTTTCTTCTTTTACCGCGCGGCACTGGTCAATCAATGACAGCATACATAGAGTACCTCCTTGTTGAAAATTGACAAAATGTGCGAAATAGCAATCGGAATTGTGTGTATCAACACCGAAATCGTGTGTATTAAGACTATCAAACTTGAGGCTTTGATGGTACGATAAAAGCAGACCTACCGCACCCCCAAGCAGCAGGTCTTAACGGGCCGCCGCTTTCGTGGCTGGGGCGGCGGCTCTCCATCACAGCTTCAGGGGGCAAGAAAGAAAAACGGAACAGGTGGGGAGAAAGGACTTGTATGTGTAGAAATGGAATTAACAGGAGCGGACCTTCATACCGACGCGGGTCTCCGTGATGAATTGAAACACCAGATCAAAGGACTGTCGGATGAAAGCATGAAAAAGCTGTGGGAAGCTATTCAATGCGGGGTGTTTGGCGCACCGCTGGAAACCGGAAGTTAGGTAGTGGGCTTCCCCTGACGGCTTTTTAAAAACTCAACGTACTGCGCAAGGTCGGCCAACTGGCTATCCTCGCAGGAATCGACAAAATCATAGATGGCTTTCGCATAGCCGCTACCCGTCCCGCTTTTGGCGGGGCGGGTATTTTTTTGGGCCTGACGGTCAGCCGCAGCCTCAATGGTCTGAATAAAGGTCAGGTCATGAAGGGATTCCCGCAGGCCGTCGATCTCCACGGCGATTTCGTCCGCTTCCTCCGCCGTGGCGGTTTTCTGTGCCTTTTCCAACTCCGCCAAGCGGAAGTTGGCTTCGTCGATCTGGGAATCAGCGGAGACGCCCATCACATATTCAACGGGAACTTCAAAATAATCGGCAATGCGGGAGATGGTGGAACTATCCGGAATTGCCGCTGTTTTTTTCCACTTGGTCGGCGTAGAGTTGCTGAGACCCATTTCCGTGGCCGCTTTGGTACAGGAAATGTTTTTGCGCTGACACAGCAGCTTAAATCTGTCATAAAACATAAGTCTTGCCCCCTGATTTTGAGCATTATGCCGAAACTAACCAAAATCAGGAAAACGGGTTGACAACCTAACCACAGTCAGGTATCATAAGCGTATAAACTGATTTTGGTCAGTTAATTTGACGGCGGTTAGGTTGATGGATTTTGCTGGTTTGGTCACTTGCATCATATCATCAAACCTAACCAAAGTCAACATTTTTAATGAAGGAGGTTAGATTTGATGCCTGCAAAATGGACCGGCGAGTTGGTGGGGGAGATCCACAACGCCGGATTGACGATCAAAGAGGTTGCGGAAGCAGCTGGAATGAACCCCAAGTACATCAGCACCGTGCTCAACAGCGACGGCGACGCTCCCAAGGCAGAAGCGAAGCTACGGGCGGCACTGGCTCGGTTGACTGGGAAAGCCGCACAGGTAGGTGATGAGAATGAATGAGTTGCAAATTTTTCGCTACCAGAGCAGCGAGGTACGAACCATGGAGGTCAATGGCGAACCGTGGTTTGTCCTGAAAGATGTGTGCAACGTACTGGGGCTTGGAAGCGCCCACAAGGTTGCAGACCGGCTTGATGAGGATGAGCGGAATCAGATTCCCCTCACCGATTCACTGGGTCGTGAGCAGGAAACGACCATTGTCAGCGAGAGCGGCCTGTACAATGTGATCCTTCGTTCGGACAAGCCGGAGGCAAAGCCGTTCCGAAAGTGGGTCACAAGTGAAGTCCTCCCATCCATCCGCAAGACCGGCGGCTACGGTCAAAAGGCACTATCCCCCGTGGAGATGTTTGCCATGCAGGCCCAGATCAATCTGGATCAGGAGCGGCGGCTGAAAGCCGTAGAGCAGAAGCAGGCCGTTTTGGACGGCGTGATGGATGTAATGGCGGCGCCCCTTCTGGCCGAGGACGGGTGGCAGGAGAAGGCACAGAAAGCCATCAATACGGCAGTCGAACGGTTTCAGACGAATCACCAGACATTCCGGGCAGAACTCTATGAGGACGTGGAGCGGGTCGGCCATGTGGATCTGGAAACCCGGCAGACACGGCTTCGCAAGCGCATGAAGAACGCCGGGGCTACGGCTACGGAGTGCAAAGGCGTTTCTAAACTCCATGTGATCGCAAGAGACCCTAAGCTGCGGCCAGTATTTGAAACGCTGCTGAAGCAGAAGGTGATCCGCATGGCAAAAGAACGGGGGATGGAGTATTAAATCACGAAAGGAGGCGGCGGGATGCCGCGTGTAAAGCTGGGACGGAAGCCCAATGACGAGGTTTTGATCTCACTGCTGTGGGGCAGACAGGCCGCCATGGGGATGCCGGTGGGCACGATGGCGGAGAAGGCGGGCATGACGCCGCAGACCCTACGGTCTCGGAAGAAGTCCCCGCAGGACTTTTCGCTGAAGGAACTGCTGAAGCTGGGACGCGCACTGGACATTCCCATTGAGGAACTGCGAGATGCCATCCGCTATTAACGAAGGGAGTAAGAGGACTATGACACCGACGAATATCAGTGCAAAGACGCTGGAAGCCATTGAAAAGGCGCTGACCCACGGGGACCGTGTGGAACTGATCCCGGTGAAGGACGGCGTGAAGGTGATCCGCATCCGGCGGGACGAGATCAAGTAAGCCTATGGGAAAATTGAATGAGATGCCTGTCCCTAAGCGTTGGGGCAGAGGAGCAGAGCGTTGCTGATGGAACCGGGGATACCGGGCCATTCGGCAGCGCTTTTTGTTTTTGCTGTAAGGAGACGGAAATTTGATGAAAACCTTTGAGGAATACGAGGCGGAGGCCGCGTGGGAAGCCCACTTGGAAAACGCCCTTCGCGTGGCACGGCGGGAAGCTGCGGAGCGTAGGCGGAAGGCCATCCGCAGAGCGGTTCTGCTGTGGGTGTCTGTGGCGCTGGTGCTGGCGGCGCTGTGGCTGGTGCGGGAGACCGGGAAGCCGGAGCCGGAGGCACCCACCGTGACGGTGGGACGGCTGGCCGGGGACGAGACACCGGCGGTGGAGTATGCCTCACTTGTCCTCTGGCAGGAGCTGGACCCGGAGACAGCCCCGCCGGTTCAGGAGGACTACGAGAACGAGAAGATCGAAGCGGCACTGTTTGACAGCGGCTACTTCCGGGCGGATGTTCCGCTGGACGGAGACCTGCAAAGCTATCTCCGGGCCGCCTGCGAGGAAAGCGGCGTGGAGTACACGCTGATGCTGGCGATCATCCGTAAGGAGACCGGCTACCGGAACGTGGAGGGGGACGGCGGGGCCAGTTGGGGCTACTGCCAGGTACAACCCCGGTGGCACAAGGCCCGGATGGAGCGGCTGGGGGTAACGGACCTGATGGACCCCTTTGGAAATTTCCGGGTGGCCTGCGACTACATGGCGGAGCTTTTGCGCCGGTATGACGTGGAAAGCGCGTTGACGGCCTACAACAGCGGCCATCCGGGGCACAGCGATTATGCCAGAACCGTGATGGGGTATTGGGAGGAACTGAAAAATGGGTGAGTTGGTACGGCTGACTTTCCCGGACCGGCCGCAATGGCTGGCAGGACGGTGCCGGGGCATCGGCGGCAGCGAGGCGGCGGCGGCCATTGGGCGAAGCCCATGGAAAACGGCGCTGACGCTGTGGAAGGAGAAAACCGGGGCGCAAGCCGCGCCTGATCTCGGCGGCAACGAGGCCGTGGAGCTGGGGCGGCGAATGGAACCGGCCATCCGGGACTTCTTCATGGCGCAGTATCCCGGCTACGAGCTTTACTACGGTGCCTATGACATTCTCTATCAGAGCGACCGCCCATGGCTTTTTGCCACGCTGGATGGAGAACTGACGGAGACGGACACCGGACGGAAGGGCATTTTGGAGATCAAAACCTCGACGGTGAGCCGGGGAATCGACTGGGCGAAATGGCGGGATCAGGTTCCTGAGAACTATTTCACGCAGATCCTTCACCAGCTGCTTGCCACCGGGTATGACTTCGCCGTGCTCTATGCGGCGCTCTATGATCTGTCCGGCAATATCACCCTGCGCCGCTACGATTTCGAGCGGCGGGAGCACGAGGCAGACCTGAACTGGCTGCTGGAACAGGAAACGGACTTTTGGGGCCATGTGGAGGCGGGGACGATGCCCGCCCAGACTTTGCTTTTGTAAGGCGCACAACTCCGAAAAATTTAAGAAAGACGAGGAGACATGAATATGGAAGAAAACGAGTTTCACATTTCGGTGAGGAACACCAAAACCGGCGAAACCCTGCTGGATGGAGACTCCACAGCGTTTATTTGCCTGGTTGCGGGCGATGATGGAGTTCAAACAGTCTGCGAACTCTACTGCGACAGCAACACGGTAGTAAATGTGCTGTATCAGGCCCAACAGACGATCTACCGTATTTGCCGGGAGCATCCGGAATTGAGACGCCCGCTGAGTGACCTTACGCACAAAAACCGTTTGGAATCTTTTCAGAAAGCGTGGTACGAACAGGAGGAGAAGGCATGATGCTGGTAAACATTCGCTATTATAAGCCCCTGCACAAGGCATACGCGGGGAACGCATTTACCTACCGGACGGCGCTGCCGCTGACGGTGGGGGACAAGGTGATGGCTCCCACGCAGGGCGGAGACAAGCGGGCCATGGTGGTGGAGATCAACGTGCCGGAGAGCCGTGTGGACGAGCGGATCATGCCGCTGCTGAAGGAGATCACGGCCTATGATACCGGGGAACAGGAGGATGCGGACGCATGAGCAGTGCAATGGAATTTGCCATTACCACGGACTTGACGCCGCTGAAGGAGTTCAGCATCTCCGCCAATTTCGCGGAGTGTCAGGCGTGGCTGGAAGAAAATTTGGCCCCGTACCGGGGCATGGTGGTGACGGAGGACGGCATCGCCGCGGCGAAGAAGTATCGGGCCAACATCCGCTCCGTGGCCGCACGCATCGACGAGTGCCGGAAGATGGCGAAGGCGGCGGCGCTGGCAAGCTACGCCCCCTTTGAGGAAAAGTGCAAGGCGCTGACGGCTATGTGCGACGAGTCCGCAGCCAATCTGGACGGCCAGATCAAAGCCTATGACGAGCGGCGCCGCACGGAGAAACTGGACGCGATCCGGGTCTTTTTCGATGAGCGTATCGGAGAACTTGCGGAATTTCTGCCGTGGGAAGCGGTTCTGGACAAGCGGTGGGGCAACGCCACCTATTCCGAGGAACAGGCCCACAAGGACATTCTGGTGGCGATCAGCAAGTGCGACAGCAGTATTGCCGCGATCCGCGGACTGAACAGTGAGTTCGAGACAACGCTGCTGGAAGAGTACAAGCAGTGTCATGACCTGCCGACGGTGCTGAAAAAGGAGCAGGCCCTCAAGCGGGTGAAGGAGATCGAGGAACAGCGGAAAGCCGAGCAGGAGCAGCGCAGACGACAGGCCGAGGCGGCGCGGGCGGCGGAGGAAGCCGCCAGAGCGGAACGGGTTCAGGCCGCCGTGGAAGCGGCAAAAGCCATCCAGACGGAAGCCCCGGCACCGGCGGCTGAGGTAAAACCGGAGCGCACGGCCCCGCAGACCGTTACCCTTTCGTTCCGGGTGACGGGCACGGTGGAGCAGCTGAACGGACTGCGGGATTATATGCTGGCCAACGGCATTGCCTTTGGCCGCGCGGACTGAATAAGGGAGGAATTTTGACATGAAGGCAACCAACAGCTTTGCGCCCCAGGCCCAACGGGACAACAAGCCCACGTTTTCTATGGCTATCGCGGCCCCCAGTATGCAGAAGATGATCCAGAGCGCTCTGCGGAGCGACAAGGCGGCGGCGCGGCTGACCTCCACCCTGATCTCCGCCGTGAATGCCAGCGAACAGCTGAAAAACTGTGAACCCAGCACCATTGTGGCGGCGGCGCTCCGTGGCGAGGGCATGGGCCTGATCTTCGGCCACGGCTACTATGTGGTGCCTTACGGCGCCACGGCCACCTACATTCTTGGCTACAAGGGATACATCCAGCTTGCCATGTCCACCGGGTTTTATGCCGACATTGACTGCGTGGAGATCCGGGAGGGCGAGATCGAGGGCCGGGACCGGCGAACCGGCAAGCCCCTTGTGAACCTTGCCAAGTATGAGAGCGACGAGGAGCGGCAGAGTAAGCCCATTATCGGCTACTACGGCTACTACGAGCTGAAGGACGGGACCTTCCGTTTTGAATACTGGCCCATGGACCGGCTCCTGCGCCATGCGGACCGGTACTCCAAGGCGTTCAGCTATGAGAAGTTCAAGGCCATGCAGAGTGGGGAGATGAACCCCAAGGACGTGGAAAAGCTGCTGAACGGCTCCCCCTGGTACGATCCCAACGGCGGCCAGGACCGGATGTGCCGCAAGACGATTCTGCGGCAGCTGCTGAACAGCGGCTACGCGCCCCTGTCCCCGGAGGTCAAGACCCAGCTCATGGAGGAATCCAGCGCCGAGGACGAGGGCATGATCCCGGATATGCCCATGCCGGAGCGCACGGTGGCGTCCACCGGAGAGGTGGTAGAGACCCCGCCTGCGGCTGTGGAAGCCCATCAAGAGACCGTGGAGGGCGAATCCGGTATGGTTACACCACCAAAGGAGGGAAAGACCGCAGAGACCAATCAGAAGGCACAGGACGATGTTATGGACTATGCGGCCACCTTCTTTGGGGAATGAGGTGAGGAACCATGCTGATTTCCATTAAGACGCGGGAGGAGGACGGGAGCCGGTACATGATGTGTGCCGGCACCGTGACCCGCGAGGTCAAGATTGGAGCCACCGCCAAGGGGACACCGAAAGCGGAATTTGGCATGAAGTACGCCAAAGGCGAGTTCATGAACGTGTCCGCCGTGGGGGACGATGACGTGACCCGCATGGCGGCGTGCCTTGAAAAAGGGGATGCCGTTCTGGTGTGCGGCGTGTGGAAAACCCGGAGCTACACCACCCGTGACGGGGAACAGAAGGAGTGGAGCGAGCTTCACGCGGAGTTCGTGGCCCCGCAGACGGTGATGGCGGCCGTGCTGGACCTGCTGTCGGCGGGAAGCGGGAAAACGCCCGTCTCCGAACCGGCGAAGTCCATGGAACACAGCGGCAGTCAGGCGGGTTCCCTTGACAGTCAGGAGGACGCCGTTTTGCCGTGGGAACAGCACGCAGAGGACGAACCCTACGATTATGTACCGCAGATTTAGGGGGAATTGACCTATGGCGAAAGAAAACCGGTATTTCTGGCTGCGGCTCTATGATGACTTCTTTACGTCCAAGCGGATTAAAAAACTCCGCAAGCTGGCAGGCGGGGATACCTACCTCATCATTTACCTGAAAATGCAGCTCATTGCCATGAAACACGATGGAATTTTGCAGTGGTCAGGTCTCGACGATAACTTTGCCGATGAGCTGGCGTTGGAACTGGATGAGGAACCGGCCAACGTGGAGGTGACGATCAACTACCTCCTTTCCTGCGGTTTGGCGGAGACCTCGGATGACGTCACGTTTTTCTTCCCGTATGCGGTGAAAAACGTTGGGAGTGAAGGTTCCTCCGCGAAGCGGATGAGGGAGTCCAGAGCAAGAGCAAAGCTGGGAGAACCGTCACAATGTGCGAACGATGTGCGAACATTGTGCGAACATCGTTACGGAGAGAAAGAGATAGAGAAAGAGATAGATATAGAAGATATATCTTCTTCACTACGTTCAGAAGATATGGGGGGCAGTGCCCCCAGTGAGCCAAAGGCACCGGAGAGCGGAAAGCGGACGGCGGTGAAATTCGTACCGCCCACGCTGGAAGAGGTGGAAGCCTACGCCGCGTCCCGGCAGAGTACGGTGGACCCCCGGCGGTTCTTTGAGTATTTTAACACCCCGGACGCACAGGGCCGCTCGTGGAGGGACAGCAAGGGGAATCCGGTGAAGAACTGGAAGCAGAAGTTCCTCACATGGGAAGGCCGGGACAGCGGGAAGGGAAAGCCCTCCCCGGCGGCATCCCGGACGGACAAGCCCCGGAAAAGCTGGACGGAGCTGGCAGCGGAGATGGATGCGGAGGAGGGCCGCACAACATGACCAGACAGGAGACAGGCATCATCATGGATATTCTGACGGCGGCCTATCCCCGGTTTTACAGCAGCACCACCGGGCCGAATATGCGCAACGCCATCAAACTGTGGGCGGATATGTTTGCCCATGACGAGGTGGCGCTGGTGGCGGCAGCGGTAAAAAGCGTGATCGAAAGCGACGAAAAGGGCTTCCCGCCCACTATCGGACAGGTAAAGGCCAAACTTCGCCTGCTGACGGCAAAACCGGAAATGACGGAGGCAGAGGCGTGGGGTCTGGTGGCAAGGGCCATCCGCAACGGGCTGTACGGCGCGGAGGAGGAATTTGAGAAGTTCCCACCGGTGGTACAGCGGATCGTGGGCAGTCCCAACACGTTGCGGGAGTGGGCGCGGATGGACACGGAGACGGTGCACAGCGTAGTGTCCAGCAACTTTCAGCGCAGTTATCGGGCCATTTCCGCACGGGAACGGGAGATCAACGCCCTGCCTGCGGAGGTTCGGGCGCTGGTACAGCGCATCGCCACCGGGCCGGAGCCGGAGAAACTGGCGGCGCCTGAGAAGAAGCCCCTGCCGGCGGCGGAAGCAAAACCGGAAGCCGAGGCGGTGAAGCCGCCGGAATGGTTCAAGGATGCGGTACGGCCCCAGCGGCGCAGCCGGGATGAGGTGATGGCCTATCTCCGGGGAAAGGCCGATGGGGATGGCAGGTAATTTTACGCTGGCAAGCTGTATGCGGAGATACAGTACGAAGGCGGAGAAGGAGGACCCCTCCAACAGTCTGCACAAGTGCTGGTCCTGCAAACTGGCCTATGGGCAATGCGAATGGAGCCGGGTGGACGAGAAAAGTGGAAAGGTCCGCTTTGAGGACGTTCCCGGCTGGAAGGTCCGGCGGAGATCCCGCATGGATCGGGACGGACTGGTGGAACGGGTACAGGTGCTGGATTGCCCGAAATATCAGGAGGAAAAGCGATGAGTGTTTGTTTGGATGACCTAAACAGCCTGCCGGAGCGATACCGGAAGCAGGTACAGCAGCAGATGCAGACCCAGCAAATTGATCGGACGGCCAGGGTAATGGCCCGGTTCGTGATGGAGGAGAAGGGGAAGGCGGAAGCGGCGGCGGAGGGTAAGCGCAAGCACCACAACCACCCCGCCGCCCGGACCCTGCCCAACGGAACGGAACACACCTTTGACAGCCGCAAGGAGGCGGCACGGTATGACGAGCTGGTACTGCTCAGCAAGGCCGGGGCCATCCGGGACCTGCGGCTCCAACCTCAATTCACGCTGAAGGAAAGTTACATCACGGCCAACGGCGACCGAAGCCGCGCCGTGACATATCGGGCGGACTTCTCCTACGAGGAGCGGGGGAAGGACGGCACATGGCATTTGGTTGTGGAGGACGTAAAAGGCCCTTCCACGAAAAAAGACAAGACCTACCGCATGAAGGTGAAGCTGATGCAGGACATGAAGCACATCACCGTGCGGGAGGTATGAACGGAAAGGAGATATGCCCGGTGGAGACCGTAACTGTGATCGTGCGGGCTGTGCTGCCATGGGACAGCGCAGACGGGAAAGACCGGATCGAGATATGCACCCATGACCGGCAGAGCCAGATCGACTACTGCCTGAACCACTGCCCCTATGCGGAATGCGTGAACTGCGCGGGCGGAGGTCGGACTACCAGCCGCGGCGGGCGGCCGCCCCTTCTGCGGGAAGCGGAAATGCAGAAGCTGCGGGAGCTGCTGGAAGCACGGACAGACCCGGCGGACATTTGCCGGGAGATGCACATGGACGCGGATTTTCTAAGTCGGTGCAAACGAAAGCTGCGGAGGGAGACCCCAAGAACGGCCAGACATGAAAGGAGCGGGACATGAAGCACAGCAACGATTACTGGGAACAGGAAGCCTATTGGGAGATGGAACGGCGGCGGGCGGAGAAGAACCGCAAAACCAGAGAGCAGCGGCGGCGGGAGCGGGCGGACACCTCCGCCATGATCGGCGGAATTTGCTTTTTACTGCTGCTGGCGGTTCTCCTGGCAAAGGTCCTACTGGGAGGTGGAACGCCGTGAACAGGGAGAACCGGATAGCAGGGTGGAAGAGAAAGCTGCCACCCTGCCCTCTCTGCGGGCTGGACAGTGGGGAGCGGATGGAGGACGCGGCGCCACCCTTTGACTTCGCCGTGGTGTGCGCTTCCTGCGGGGCGCGGACCAGACCGTATCACGGCCTGAACTGCGCCACAAAGGCGTGGAACCGGGGAGATGTTTACCGCCCGGAGAAAGGAAAACACCATGTATCACTGTGAAACCTGCGGTGCGGAGTTTGAAGCACCGATGATTTTAGATAGGTCGGAGCCGAGACCGGACTGCTTTTTTGAGCGGTTTCGGAAGGTGGGCTGCCCCTACTGCGGGAGCCAGTATTTTAACGAAGTGGACGAGGAAGGGGAGGAAAAATAATGGACGCCGTAAAATTTTTGAAGGAAAGAGCACGGATGTGCGAGGCAAATCAAACTGGCGAAATGACCTGCGAAAACTGCGCCGCATACAAGGGGGTTTCGCAGTGCTATAAGCTGGGTGAACCGAAAGACCCAGAAAAGATGGTTGCTATCGTGGAACAGTGGGCCGCCGAGCACCCCGCCAAAACCAGACAAAGCGTGTTCCTTGAGCAGTGGCCGGAAGCGGCGATCTCAAAAGACGGTGCCATAGCGATATGCCCGCTTGCGATCTCAGCCACGTATAGGCATGGGAATGGCGCTTGCAACAAAGACAATTCCGATACGTGCGCCGACTGCAAACGGCAATTCTGGTCTGCGGAGGTGGAGGAATGATCCACTTAGGCGATATAACAAAGATCCACGGCGGGGAAGCCCCCGTTGTGGACGTGGTGATCGGCGGTAGCCCATGTCAGGACCTTTCCATTGCTGGAAAGAGGGCAGGGCTTGCCGGGGCGCGTTCCGGCCTGTATATGGAGCAAATCAGGATCGTGAAGGAGATGAGAGCACATGACATGGCAAGCGGGAGAACAGGTGAGTTTGTGCGACCTCGGTATATGGTCTGGGAAAATGTCCCCGGAGCCTTCTCAAGCAACGGCGGAAAAGATTTCGCGGCTGTCCTCGAAGAAGCCATCCGGGTCTCAGAACCGGAAGCACCCGATATTGAAGTGCCTGAAAAAGGTTGGAACACCTGGGGAGGCTACCACGATGAAATGGGAGGACGATGGAGCGTTGCGTGGCGAGTGCTCGACGCGCAACACTGGGGAGTCCCCCAACGTCGTCGTAGAATCGCGCTTGTCGCAGATTTTGGAGGCGACACCGCATGGGAAATACTGTTTGAGCGCAAAAGCGTGTCAGGGTATCCTGCGGAGAGCGGAGCGGCGTGGGAAGGACCTGCCGCCGGTGCTGAAAGCGGTGCTACTTACGCAGTCCGAATCAGGGGGGACTGTGACGGAGGAGGAAAAGGAGCCTTAGTCCAGACGGAGAAAAGCGGTACGCTTGGCACCGGCAATGACCAGACGATTTTTCAAAACTGCTTGACCCCATGGGATTGCCAGAGCAAGCGGGTATACAGCGAAGCCGGTGTGATGCCAACGCTGCCAGCCGGAGAAAACAGCGGCCAGAATCAGGAATCGGTGCTGTGCCTGAACAATCAGGGCGGTAGCATGATGGGCGTGAGCCATGATGTTTCCGGTACGCTGAGAGCACAGGAGTATGGGCACCAGCCAGCGGTCATGGCGTTTGATACTACGCAGATCACCAGCAAGCAGAATGGGAGTATTCCTGACTTCGGGAAACCATGTCACACGCTGAACGCCAATGCCCATGTGCCGTGCGCCGTGCTGGATATGAGCCACGCCTGCGACGTCATCCGGGACTGCGGCGAGGTAGCGCCCAGTCTGCAAGCCCGTATGGGAACCGGCGGCAATCAGATTCCACTGACGTACCAGAAAACAACCGGAACTTTATCGCCCGGAGCACACGCAGGGAGCTATAACGGGCAGGACGCTTACAACGATATGCTGGTGGTATCAAGCGAAATTTCCCCAACATTAAGAGCAAAAGGCAATGACCCATACCGAACAGATATGGCCGCGTATGTCGCAAGCGTAGATTGCCGAAATTTCACCGAGGGCGGGGAGATCAACGGAACCTTGCAGGCAAAGGAAAGCGAAGGCCAAAGCCTGAACCTGAACAATACGGTCCGCAAAAACATGGTGGTTCGCCGTCTCACCCCGCTGGAATGCGAACGCTTACAGGGGTTCCCGGACGGATGGACAGATATTGGAGATTGGGTTAAAACAGATAAACGCGGGCACAAAATAAAAGTGAAAGGAAGTGCGGACAGCCCACGGTATAAGGCACTGGGTAACTCCATCGCCCTGCCGCCGTGGAAGTGGCTGCTGAAACGGCTGTGCGGCAACTACGAGCGGGATGCCACAATGGCGAGTTTGTTCGATGGTATCGGTGGTTTTCCACTGATCTGGGAGCAGCTGAACGGACGCGGAACGTGCCTATGGGCCAGCGAGATCGAGGAGTTCCCCATTGCCGTGACCAAACGTCGGTTCGGCACGGTAGAGGAACCGGGAGACATGGGACGGTTTTTGTTCCCGTGTGGAAAGGATGAATTATGACCGACTTGGAACAGACCGCGATCGAGCGACTGAAAGCGGCATCGGATATGAGCCTGCGGCGGGGAATTGGAGGACGAATGAAAGTGTTGATAGCCTGCGAGGAATCGCAGGAAGTCTGTAAGGCGTTCCGCGCATTGGGACATGAGGCATATTCCTGTGACATTCAGGAGCCGTCCGGCGGGCACCCAGAGTGGCATATCCAGGGCGATGCGCTCAAGGCCATCAAGGGGATGCAAGTGACTACCATGGACGGGGAGACGCATGACGTCGGCAAATGGGATTTGCTGATTGCGCACCCGCCGTGCACATACCTGACAAACGCCGGGGCAAGGCACATTTGGAAAGGCGGTCAGTTGCAGCCTGATCGAGTGCAAAAGGGTATCTTAGCCCGAGATTTGTTTATGCGTTTCTGGGATGCGGATATTCTGAGGGTGGTTATTGAAAATCCAGTTCCATCCAAAATTTTCTGTCTACCTGAGTATTCTCAAATTGTTCAGCCGTTCCAGTTTGGACACGCCGTAACCAAGAAAACCTGTCTTTGGGAAAGAGGGGTACTCCCCTTGAAGCCAACAAACATCGTAGAGCCGGTTAAGGGACGAAAGATGGTTCTGAGAAACGGAACTGTCCGCTACTCCTGTTGGGAAATGGATTGCGGCGGAAGTAAGGAGGAACGGGCAAAAGCCCGAAGCAAGACCTTCCCCGGCATTGCAAAAGCCATGGCGGAGCAATGGGGCGGAGATATAAGGGAGGAATCATGAGCGACTTGGAGCAGACCGCAATCGAGCGGCTGAAAGCGGCATCGGATATGAGCCTGCGGCTTTTTGAAAAACCGCTGGTGATCACCTACTCCGGCGGGAAGGACAGCGATGTGCTGTTGCATCTGGCAAGGGCCAGCGGCATCGCATTTGAAGTATTGCACAGCCTGACCACGGCGGATGCGCCGGAGACGGTGCGCCATGTGTACGATACGTTTTATCGGCTGGAATGCAAGGGCATCAAGTGTGACGTGGACAAGCACGTCCAGCCGGACGGCTCCCGTATGACCATGTGGAAACTGATTCAAAAGAAGCTCATGCCGCCCACACGCCTGATGCGGTACTGTTGCGCCGTCCTTAAAGAGGGGGGAGGCAAGGATCGGTTTATCGCTACGGGTGTTCGCTGGGCGGAATCCACGGTCAGGAAACGCCGTGGCGGCTTAGAGGTATTAGCGTCTAAGCCACAAAGCAACTTGATCCTATCAAACGATAACGACGAGGATCGCCGATCATTTGAAACGTGCCAGCTCAAGGGGAAACGAGTAGTAAACCCCATTGTGGACTGGCAAGCAGCAGATATTTGGGATTACGTCGGCGCAGAAAAAATACCCATGAATCCGCTGTACTGCGAGGGATTCTGCCGGGTTGGTTGCATCGGCTGTCCCATGGCATCCAAAACCAGAATCATGGAATTTGCCCGCTATCCAGAAATCAAGACGGCGTGGATACGTTCGTTTGACAAAATGTTGATAATACGGATCGAACGGGGCATGGAGGCATACTCTTGGCGATCCGGCGTGGATGTATTCCACTGGTGGATGGAGGACGGCGTTCTGCCGGGACAGGAAGTGCTTGGGGGGTTTGAGGAATGACAAACTTTGAGTTTTACACGAAAAACGCAGCCAGATTGGGGGAGCTGATCGAAAAAGCCGTGGATGACGCGCTGGAAGCAAAGGGCTGCTCACTTGATCTGAAATACCCAGAGAAGCTATCCAATGCCGATGATACCCGCATGGTGACGTGGGCAAGCTGGCTGAATGAAGAAATGTAGGGAGGAACTATGAGAGATACAAACCTCGTAAATTCGCTGCGTGAGCACGCGGAATGGGCGCGGGCAAATGAGTGGAAAACGCTCATTACCCTGTGCGATGATCTGGAGGGAGCCGCTGACTTGATCGAAGCGCGGGCGAAAGAGATTGACACCCTGCGGAACGAACTGTGCCTGAAATGCGGAAAATACACGCTGGCCCATGAGGGGGCCTGCAACGGATGCCGGTGGAGGAGGTAAGAAGATGGAACGACTGACGAAGCGCGACACCGATGGACAGGCAATGATGGACTGTGAGAAGTGCAAAGCGGATTGGACGGGTAAGCATGGTAAGCCGATGGTTGACTGCACCGCGCTGTACTGCCGCAATCGCCTCAAGGATCGCCTTGCCGCCTACGAGGAAACGGAGCTGACACCGGAGGAAGTCCTCAGTATGAAGTTCGAGTGGTGCGCAATGATGGATGCGTTGAACAGCATCGGTGGGGGTTACACCCGCTTACGCGAACTGGCCGAGGCCGACAGAGACGGTCGGCTGGTAATGCCGCCGTGCAAGGTGGGAGATACGGTGTGGGCTGCCAGTGGAAAAATCATCAAGTGCGAAATCGACGAAATGTACCTGTGTGACAGCGGGGGTATTGAGTTTCTTGTGTCGTTTAATTGTGACGGCGCCGACTGTAAGAGATGTCCATTTAACAACTGGACGCAAGATTGTTCCGGTGAGTGCTACTGCGACTGTGAATACGGCAACGGCTCATTCAAGGATAGTGATATCGGTAAAACAATATTCCTGACCAGCGAGGAAGCCAAAGCGGCATTGGAGGCAATGAAGGATGGCAATTAGCAAATCAAAGCGTGAAGCGGTCTACCGAAAGTATAATGGCCACTGTGCGTATTGTGGACGCAAAATCGCCTACAAGGATATGCAGGTAGACCATTTTCACCCATTGAGGGCGTGGGGTATTGAGGACGCTGGAACAGATGACCTTGACAACCTCATGCCAGCCTGCCGGATGTGCAATCACTACAAGCGTGCAAATTCCCTTGAAACTTTTAGACGCTACATCACAGAAATTCCGCGAAAGCTGCGCGAGAACTATATCTACAAGATTGGCGTGGTTTATGGCAATGTCATCGAGGCCGAAAAACCGATTGAGTTTTACTTTGAGACGCAGGAAAGGAAGGAGGGCTGACAATGGGCAAATACGTTAACAACACCAGCCGTTTATGTGTGGCTCCCATGCCGGAAGCGGACGTTTTCGCAAAGGAACACTTTGCTGAGGGCTTTCCACGCACTAAAGACACGGCAGACGCCTTTAAGCGCTTGCAGGATGACCTGTACGCACAGGGCCTAATTACCATAGAAGGGCTTAAACGGCTGAACGAGTTGATTGATGAGTGCGCGCATGGGAATAAAGGAGGAAATGACCATGGCTGAATACAAAATCTGCTTTAGCGTGGCTGGGGCGTTTGGCGCTCAAATCAGCTTTGAGGCAAAACCTGGCGTATCCTATGAGGACGCTGCGGCGGCCCTTGACAAAGACAAACTGGCGAAGCTGCTGTGCCTCGACACCTTGGGCTATTCCGCAAAGGATATTGATCTTATCACGCCGGAACAGTACGAGGAGGAATTTGGAGGTGCTGACCATGAGGCTGATTGATGCAGACAAAATCCGGTGGAAATCATACCCCAATGATTACGGGGAAACAAATGATGACTATGTGGAAAAATGCGACATTGACAATATGCCGACAGTTGATGCCGTGCCGGTGGTGCATGGGCGGTGGATATCATTCTTGGACGGTGACCACATCATGCCGGAACGATACTACCGATGCTCACGTTGCGGTAGAGTAGAGAGTAGACGACAGCCGTATTGCCATTGCGGGGCCAAGATGGACGGAGGCGACAACACTGAACGTTGAGCGCCCGGCTTCCTGCGAAAGTGCGCTGCGTGGGCTGCAGCATCAACTCATCGACTGAAAGGAGATATTAAACTATGCAGTTAGAAGTAGCCGTTGAAATTCAGAAAGCTTACAGCAAGCTCACGTCTGGGCAGGTCCCCTTCACCAAGAAGAATATGTGTGCGATTTTGGCGCCACTTAGAGACAAGTACGGCCTGACGGACAGGCAGGTGCTGGCAGTTGCTCGCAACGAATTGTCCTTGGAAGAAATCATGCTGCTCAACCAGACTCAGGAGGAGACGAAGCAGCATGGATAAGTACATCTACGGCAAAAGAAAGGACGGCGGTGCTGAATGAAACGGAAAGACTGGATGATTATAGCCTTTTGGACGATGATCATAGCCGCTGGCATTGCGTTTATCGTGTTTTATTTCAAAAGCATTTTGACCGCCGACATTCCACTTTGGCTGAAACTGCACTTGTTAAGGGGGAAGTAAGATGGCCAAACAATCTGGATACTTGCAACGGTGGGAGAACGAGACCAATCGGCTGCTTCAGGCAACGATGGTTATAACCTCGCAATATGACATTGATACATTGCAAATCGCAATCCACCAGACGGAGGGCTGGGGATATGACCGCATTATGAGGCTCACCGAAGCATGGGCAGAGGTGAGAAAAGAATACAGGCCGGCGCTGGACTACAAGAATCCGGCGGCGGACGTGTGCCAGGAGCACATGGACCGAGTGCTGAAAGAGATCATCCGGGATAAGGCGGAACTGATTCCGCACGCTGAACGGTACAAAGATTTGAAAAAAGTGACGTATGGAGGACGGAAATGAAGATCGGACAGACGGTGCGGGCAAAGTTCAGGACGCTGCCGGTGGAGCGGGCGAAAAGTGAGCAGTCAAGCGTGGAACTGTGCCCGATGCGGACGGGTCGGGTGACGTGGATACACCCCAAGGGACGGTTCATTACCGTGACGACCAAAACCCTTGGCGGGGATGTGACGGAGAACTTTTTACCCGGAGAGGTCCGGGCAGTCTGAGAAAGGGAGTGGAGGACATGGTGGAGACGGCTGTAAATTTTGTGCTCCTGTTTGCGGCGGCGGGCTTTGCAATCCATGAGGCGAGCAGCGGGAATATCGCCATGACGGTATACGCCTGCACGCTGCTGGCGCTGTTTTCTTTGCTTTGGAAGATGGAAAGCATCGAACGGCGTCTGAAACGGCTTTGCGAATTGCTGGAAGGGGAGGGGGACGATGGAGAGGACTGAGGACCGCCGGGAACTGCCGGTCTACGCGGTACGGCTGCGGGAATTGCGGCGGGCCAGAGGCGTGAGCAGCCGCCGGGTATCCGAATACTGCGGCATGAGCCACGGCATGGTAGGCTTTTACGAAAGCGGCATGAAGGAACCGAAGGCCACGGCCCTGATCACGCTGGCAGATTTTTACGGTGTGAGTGTGGATTACATCCTTGGCTTGGAGCCGGAATAAAAAATTTTTCAAGTGGCTACTAAAGTTTACCAAATCGGGAAAATCTTGTGAAATAATAGAGAGTGAGAAGTAATAAATTCTTTTCACTCTCTGTTTTTTTAGGGGAAGGAGGCCGCGAATGGAACTGGAACCGATGGATACGGCGGAACTGACTGCACAGCAGGAACGCTATGACGCCATTGCCCGTGCCACGAGCGACAGCCTTGCCCTTTTTTACTGCTGCATTGAATTTGACCGGCCATTTGATATGCTGGCGGTGCCAAAGGAGCCGGACGTGGGCGAGAAGTGGATCGCCTATCTGGACAACCTGCGGCTGAAGAAGCTGGACACACGGCGGGGAGAACCCCTTGGCTTTCTGGACGGGCTGACGGACATCACCAAGATTTTTGGCGAGGGGCTGTCCGCCGGGGAGTTCACCAAGGCGGTGGGCAACGAGAAGTCCGCCCGGAACCGGAAAGTGGGGACGGCACAGCAGCGGAAGAACTGGGGCGAGAACTCCGCAAAGAACCCCTACACCTCCGAGGACTATGACGAGCTGGACCGCATTTATGAGGCACTGTCCAGCGACCTGATGGCGGCGGGCGGCGTAAGCGTGAAGCAGGAGTTCATTCTGCGGGACTGCGCGAAGATGACGCTGGACCGGGACAAGATGCGGGCCATCGGCCAATATGACAAGGCGGCTAAGCTGAACAAGATGGTTCAGGATAACCTGTCCAGCGAGGGACTGCGGAAACGGGATGCCAAGCCGATTGATGACTTGAGGATCGACGGCATTGTGGACCGTCTGGAAAAGGCGGGGCTTTTGAAAAACGGAAAGCAGTGCTCCCCGGATGAAATGTTTGAGATTCTGTTTCACCGGAGGCCCAAGTATTCTTACACAAAGGATGCCGCCGAACAGATTCTTTTGTACATGGCCAACACAACGCGGGTCAATGACGGCCTTTCAGAATTGCCGACGCTTCCGCCGGACATGCGTCTGCGGGATGATTTGGGCGAGTTTGCGGAGGAACCTGACGAACAGGAAAAAGAGTCGTACAAAGAACTTGGCATTGTGAAAATGCCGCCGGCAAAGAAGAAATAACCAGGATAAGGGAGGTGAGTTGATACCAATGGCAAGACGATCCGGAAAGGTTTGGTCTGCGACTTCTGGCTGGGTACAGAAGAAAGAGACGGAAACCAGAAATTACGCAGACTATGAGGATGCGTGGTATGCGTTCCTGATCTGGACAGGCCGTTGGTATTAGCACCCCGACATTCTGGCGGACATTCTCCGCAGTGATGACAGCGATTTTAAGACATTAGAACTGCTTCAGCGCATGATGATGCGGGCCTACGCCCGCAATCAGGAAGTTGCGATCACCGGCACCCGCGGCATGACAAAAACCTACACAAAGCTGCTGACGGAGATGGTAAACGGCGTTGTGTGGCCGGGAACACAGGTGTTGTATGTGGGACCGGCACTAAAACAGCTGGCGGGTATCGGCGGAAAAACCTTCCGCGCCTTGGAACATGACTATGCGGCCCTCGCCAAGCACTGGCGGGTCAGCGCGGAGAGCAAGGACGATTTCAAGATCGAGACGGACGGCGGAAGCGCCTTTTACATTGGGGCCAAGCGTGGCGATAACATTCACGCAGCTACGGCGGAGGAGTTCGCCCAAGAGGAAAACCCGCCCTTCGACTTTGACGAATACACCACCGTTGTACTTCCGGCGGTTCGTCTGCGGCACAACGTAAACGGAGAACCGGACCCCAACTTTGTGGCATACAAAAGCCATTCCATTACCAGCGCGGGGCGCAAGCAGAACCACGCCTTTCAGGTTCGGTGCTCCGTATTGAAAGCCATGTGGCGTGGCGAAAAATCTTTTGCGGTGGATATTCCGTGGCAATGCGTGATTTTACAGCAGATGCGTCCCTATTCTTGGGCACAAAAGCTGAAAGAGAAACTGACCATTGAACGGTGGATGCGGGAGATGGAGAGCCGGTACACCGGCGCGGACGAGTTCCCCGTGCTTTCCGACGAGGTGCTGACGGATTCCCAGCGGGTGCTGGTGATGGAGACGGAGCACTGCTGCAAGGATCCGCACCCCAAGCTGGACCCGGAGGAAGTTATTTACATTGTGGGCTATGACGTTTCCTACGAGGATTCGGCAAAGAACGCCAAATGCGCCTGCGTGGTGATAAAGCTGACCCGCCAGCGGGAATACCTGAAACGGGACCGCTTTTTGAAGCAGCTGGTTTACATTGACGACTGGCCCCCGCCGGACCAGAGCAAGGCCCAGGCGCGGCGGCTGAAGGCCATTTGGAACCGGTTCTGTTATGACGGCAGCCAGACCTACATCGCCATTGACTCCTGGCAGTACGGGCGCGGGGTGCTGGAAGATTTGATGACCGACTTGGGGGACGGCCTTCCGCCTCTGTGCGTAAAGAACCACGCGGCCTATGCGGCGGCGGAGCTGCCGGGAGCGATTCCGGTGATCTACCCCATCAAGGCAGGCGGCACCGGCGTGACGGACCCGGACTTTGAAATGCTGAAATACGCGCAGACGGAGTTTGAGCACCACAACGTTGAACTGCTGACGCTGAACGCCAACGAGGGCGTGGAGGCATACAAGCGGCTGCACCGCATCCGGGACGATGACAGGGATTATCAGTTTGCACAGCCTTACCAGAAGTGCCGGGAGCTGTCCGGCCAGATACAGAACCTGAAGCTGGTGCCCAGCGGGGCGGGGATGAGCGAGAAGCGCATTTCCAAGGCCATTCAGCGCGATAGCTGGTCTGCCACGAAATACGCCCTGCGGCTGGCCCAGCTGATCGAGCGGGATGAGCTGCTGACGGAGATCCACGGCAGAAACAAGAGCGATTGGGCATCGGCGCTGGATCGGTTCAAGGAAAACAAAGTGGCACCGCCTATCAGCACCGGAGGCAGCGGACGGCTGGTGACGGCGCGGCGGGGAGGCCGGAGGTTTTGACAATGGCTCAACGGAAGAAACGATACCGGTTGTACGCCATTGGGCGGACCCGGAAAACGGAAGAGATCGCGTATGGCATCCGATTTTACCGGATCTGCGCAGGGTACATTCTGCTGTATCTCACCGGACGGAAAAAGCCGGAGGGCGCAGTGGAGGTGGCCGGGGCAGACCTGGACCGGCTGACAGACGGAGACCGCCTGTGGCTGGCGGACTGCAATACCATGATTCTGGCAGAGACGGCGGCTCAGGCGGGCGTGACACCGGAGGAGACGGAGAAGCGCTGGGTCAACACGCTGGACCGGCTGGAATGGGAATTGCAGAAGGAGCGGGAACGCATGAAGGGAGGCGGGGAGCATGGACCTGCAAACTGAATTGAGGTCGGTGCAGTTCGCCTCGTACCCGAAGATATTCGGAAGGTTGCGGGAACTGGCGGCACAGTACGGCGACCTGCCCATGGACGCCGTAAGCGGCGCGTTTATGCGGGCGGCCAGCAACACCTACACCCGGAATAACCCCTACATTCAGAACCGCCGGGTAAAGGCCATTTCCTCCCTGCCGGTGAATTACAGCAAGGACAAGGTGGCGGAAATGCTTACCGCCCCGGACGGCAACGAGCAGGGCTTGCGGCAGGTGGCTCACGCGCTGGAATGGACGGCGTATCCCCTGTTTCACACCCGGAAGGTGTACACGGAAATGCTGACCTACCACAGCTACATTGCCCCGGAGTACGCCACAGAGGAAGAAGCGAAGCGGGAGGACTTTCTGCGGGAATGGCAGCTTTTGGACAAGCTGCGGAAAACGCTGGACCCGAAGGCAACGGCCCATGAGATCGCAGGGCAGGTCTTGCAGGAGGGGAAGGTTTTCTACTATCCCCGGATCAGCGTGGACAAGCCCCACAACAAGGTAAACCACGCCTTTTTACAGCAGCTCCCCAGTGACTGGGTAAAGATCGTGGGGTTCAACAACGTGTCGAAATACACGGTGGCGCTGAACCTAATGTACTTTATGCAGCCAGGGGCGGACCCCTTGCAGTTCGGAGACCTGCTGCTGCCCTATCTGGATGACTTCTACGCATCGGCGGAGCGGGCACCGGAGGGCACGGGGAAGCGGGTGATCTTCGCGGCGCGGGACCGGGTGGACCTGAACGTGCTGGAACAGCGGCGGAAGCAGACCGGCGGCCGCTTGGCGGGAGACCCGGAGGTATACTCCCAGAACGGGCGGTGGTTCTACTGGGTGACGCTGCCGGTGGACAAGATTTTCACCTTTGAGGCAGACGATGTATCCCGGAACGCCATTTCCCCGCTGGCGGGGCTGTATCTCTCTCTGGTGCAGATGGCCCAGTACGAGCAAATCCAGCTGGAACTGGTGCAGAACCCCCTGATCGCCTTGTTTACCGGCGAGATCCCCTACAAGGATAAGTCCGAAATTACAAGCACAGAGGACGATTACCGGCTTTCAGACGCGGGACGGCGGCTGTTTGAGTACCTGTGGTATCAAATGCTGTCAGAGAGCAACACCAGCGGGATCGGCTGGTTCACGGCCCCTGTGGAAAACATCAAAATGCACCAGCTGGCAGAAGCACCCAGCGCCACCAAGATTTCCGCAGCCGGGTACAGCTACGCCATGAACAAGGCAGGGCTGTCCGCCATCGTGCCCACCACGGAGGACCCCAAGGCAGGCATTGCCCAAATCTCCCTGCAGATCGAAGGGAAGTTTGCGGAGTGCGTATACCGGGGCTACGAACGGATGATGGCGGCCATTATGGACAAGCTGAATCTGAAATATTCGTGGCGGTTCAGTTTGTTCGGGACCCTCTCCACCGAGGAAAAGCGGATGGAGGAGGCCAAGCAGGGCATGACCCTCGGCATCCTGCCTCAGACCATCATCTACATGGCCATGAACGATCTTTCCCTGCTGGACGATCTGAGCATTTCCAACGCCATCAAGGCCAGCGGCATCATGGATAAGCGGCTGCCCCTTGTGACCAGCTACAACGCCAAGCAGTCCGAAAGCGGACTGCCGCCCCAGGCGGCCCACGATCTGAACCCCGGCGGTAGACCCAAGGGGGACGGCACCGTGACCAGCGAGGGGCAGGAGGCGGACATCGACACCTACGGCGAATAGCCGAAGAAAAAGTGAACAGAGCACCCCGCTCTAAGCGGTGAGCGGGAGGAGCAAAGCGTTGCTGACGCCGGAATGACCGGCGTGGGCAGCGCTTTTTTTCAACACGAGAGGAGGAAACCACATGGCAAAGCTGCGGGACATTTACCACTACGAAAATCCCCGCTTTTCCCCGCTGCGGGACGCGGCGAGGCGGGCCACGGCGGCATACCAGAACGCCGCACGGGGGCTGGACACGCTGAAAGAGTGGGTTCTGGTGGAGTTTGGACTGGTACACACGGCGGACGCCATTCACCGTCTGGCCCACGAACAGCCCAAGCGATTTGACGTGATCGGAGACATTCTTCACCAGCGGCACCTGATGCAGGAATACCCGGAGACCCCGGAATACCGGGAGCGGCCGGAGGACATGGACGGCGTTTTCTTAGAGGTGATCCGGCTGTTGGAGGACATTGAGGATGCCTTGCGGGACTGCGTGGGCACCAGCGAAGAAGTGGGGCTGTATCCGCTGGCAAGGGAATTTGAAAATCTTCAGATGGAGAACAGCAAAAGCTACGAGACCATGCTCTACGCATGGCAGATGTATGACAAGACCGACGGCAGCGCCACCAGCTATGACAACTGGGTGGAAAAGCTGTTTGACGGAGAGGAGGCGTGACCATGCCGTTTCGGACGAGAGGAACCCCGCCGGAGCACGTAAAAATGTCCGGCGAACTGCGGGTCATGCAGCGGCTCAGTGAATACGAGTTCGGCGTGGAGCTGTGGGTCATGCGCTCCGGGTTGAATGAAAATCATTGGGATTTCCGCAATATGCGGGAGCACTACCTGACGTTTGTGGGACAGCCCATCCTGTGCGCCTATGTGGGCCGCAAGGTGGGAGACGGACACAACATGAGAGAGGTGTGGGACCCCTACACCGGCGAAAAAGGCTACACGTTCATGGACGGAACGGCGGAGCGCATCGTGGGGACCCTATCCGACGATCCCAAGGACTTTTCCATTGTGGAAGAGGCCGGGAACGAGTGGATCAGGGCAAAGGGCCGGTTATTTCAGTTTTACGCACCGGAATTGGTGGAAAAGATCGTGCGGACAGGGCGCATGGATGTTTCCGCCGAAACCGATACGAAAAAATCCTACATGGAGGGCAAGACCGAGGTCATTACGGATTGGGCAGGTCTTGGCGTAACCGTGTTGGGAGACGATGTGCCGCCGGCAATTCCGGGGGCGCGGATCAAGGCGCTGAGTGCCATGCAGGAAGAGTTTAAGACATTAAAACTGCGGGCGGCGTCTTTGGACCCCGGAACGGGAAGCAAAGAAACGAACAAGAGAAAAGGAGTGAACAACATGAGCAAGAAGGCAATGGAGGCCATGTCCGAAAAGTTCAAGGGTTACCGCGTGGTCGCTCTGAGCGAGGACGGGATGCACGTTGGCCTCGTGGACTCTGCCGGCAGCGCTTATACCTACGCCTTTAACGCGGAGGATAACGGCACCGTGGTGGAGAGCCGCATCAAGCCCGCTTATCTCACGGCAGCTTTCCCCTTTGGCGAGGGCGTGGAGGCTACGGTAGAGGTGAGCGACATCGTGGACTATGCCTGCGCCGCAAAGGGGCAGCAGGCGGAGGACGTGAAGGCACTGAAGGCACGTCTGGAAGCAGCGGAGGAAAAGATCCGCACCATGGAAGCCGCCGAGCATGAGCGCCGGGTGGAGGCCGTGAAGGAAGCTGTGAACGGCGCTTTGGAGGACATCCGGGCCTGCTCTGTGGAAGGCGACGCCGACATGACCGAGACTGCCACGGGCCTGTGTGACCGGGCAGAGGAGTTCGCCGCCATGGAGACTGACGGGAAGTTCTGCGGTGCAGACCGCGCTGTGCTGGACCTGATGGCCGCCCACGGCAAGGCACAGACCGAGAAGCGCAAGAAGGAAATGGCCGCCAAGCAGCATTCCTTCGCATGGAACAACCCCAAGACCAACGGCGGCGAGGGCGGCGGCATCATGGAGATGCTGAGCCACATGAACGGCTGAGAAACGAGAGGAGAGTGAATCACAATGGCATACATTGAAAAGACTGCGTTTTGGCCCCGCGTGACCAACCGCGTATTTGACGAGACCCTGAACATCACCGGCAAGTTCCAGAACGCCGATAAGGCGGACGAGACCTGCTCCGCCGGGTTCCTGTGCGTGAAGGACGAGCTGATGGACTGCGAGGGCTATGTGGGCGTCGGCCCCACCGGTTCCACCGTGACCATCAAGAACAGCAACAGCTGGAACATGAAGGCCACCGGAGCCGCCGTGAAGAGCGAGGGCGACGGCATTTACGCCTGCAACCCCTACGACGTGAACATGGTTCAGGACCCCGCCACCGGCAACCTCTACAAGGTTGGCGCCAACACGCTGGGCCTGCCCGCTCCCAAGGGCTATCCCGTGACCTTCACCAAGATCGTGTTCGACGGGAACAAGATTTACCGGTTCGGCATCGGCAACGTGTCCACCGCTCTGGGGGCCAACAAGTTCCTGACCATTGCCAACGGTCTGCTGGTGCCCGCCACCGCCGCGCCCACCGACGTGGGGACTCCGTACTTCAAGGTTCAGCCCACCGACGGCACCTTTACCGAGGGCGCACAGAGCGCATTTGAGTTCGTGGACGTGCTGGCCTGCAAGGTTGACGCGGCAGCGGGCTGAGAAACGAGAGGAGAGTGACAATCATGGCAATCAAACTGAACAGCATCAATCCTGATGTGTATGACAGCGCAGCCAAGGAGTTCAGCAACGCGGAACGTGAGCGGGCCTACATCGTGACCTGCGGCCGTCTGCTGATGCGTGAGCGTCTGGGCCGGGATGAGCGCGCCCTGCGGGTCATGACCAAGCAGCCCGACGATTTCACCGCCATGCTGGCGGACGGCGAGGGGCAGAACAGTTACAGCATGACCAACCGCAACCTGCAGAAGAACCTGCTGCTTTTCTGCGCCAAGCGGGTGTGCGCCCTGAGCGGCGAGATTCCTCCCGCTGATCTGGACGAGTTCCGCCGCAACCAGCGCAAGTTCATGAGCGACAGCCTGTACCTCAAGACTCTGGCCGGCATCGTCACCGAGATCGTGACCCCCATGCTGCCCACCGTTATGAGTTCCGGGCTGGGCTGGCTGGCCGAGATGACCACCGTGCCCATCGGCCAGACCAAGGAACTGGACATCATGTCCAACGACATCTTCCTCTTTGAGGACGACAGCTGGGGCGCTTCCCGCTCCAAGCCCGCCAACACCCTCTTCAACAAGAGCGTGACCCTGAATCCCCGTCTGCGCACCGCACGGGTGAGCGTGAAGTGGTATCAGCTGGTGGGCAACGATGCCGACATGGGTCAGTTCTTCAACGCTCTGGCCGCCGGTATGTACTCCAAGATCACCGCGCTGTGGATCAGCACCCTGACCAAGATGACGGGCAACACCGCCTATGTGCCCAATAACATGAACTTCACAAACACCTCCGCAAACTGGGTCACTGCCGGTGAGCGGGTAAGCGTTGTGAACGGGACCCGCTACCGGAACGTGATGGCCATTGGCCGTCCCTCCGCCCTGACCAAGGCGCTGCCCAGCGGTGTGGTGAACGCCTCCACCGTGAACCTGGATGCCGCCCTGTCTACCATGCTGGGCGTGGATTGGGCGCGGTACGGCTTCCTGGGCGAGTACATGGGCATGAACCTGATGCCCATCGACACCGCCATTGTGCCGGGAACCCAGAATACCAGCGTGATCGACATTGTGCCCGCCGACAAGATTTGGCTGGTGCCCGCCGGCGGCTACAAGCCTGTCTACATCGGCATGGAGGAGGGCACGCCCATTCAGTTGGAGCTGACCCCCGACCAGACCGCAGACATGAGCATCGACGTGGTTGTCTCCATGTCTATTGATTGTGTCCCCGTGTTGGCGTCCCGCATGGCCGTCATCAACGCGTAAGACCCAAAGCGGGAGGGAGGAAACCCTCTCTCCCGCAGATATGGCGCAAAGCCTGCATGAGGGCGGAGCGCAACAGAAAACAAAGCATCTTGTATCTGAAAGGAGCGGACAAAGATGGCAAAAGAGAAACGGACGGCCGCAGATGTGGCGGCGGGGATTGAAGCCCAGGAGCTGGAAGCAGCCGACCAGCCCTTGCGGGAACAGACAAAGGCTGCGCCCGTGGCAGAGCAGAAAGCACCTGCGGCGGAGAAGGAACCCGAAAAGCTCTATACAGCCGATGAGGTAGCGGAGATCGCCAAACAGGCGGCGGCGGAGGCCGTTGCAAAGGCCATGGCGGAGGTCAAACCCCAAGTGGTGCAGGTGATGGCGGACACGGAAAAGGTGACGCTCCGCTGGTGCGCCCCGGTGGCGGACGATAATCTGGCTGTATTCGGACCCAACGGGATGTACGGCACCGTGACGGGGAAGAACGGAACGGTGATGGTGCCCAAGAGCGAGTGGAGCCGGTTCTATGACGAGACGGCAAGACGGCTTATTGACCGGCGGTGGCTGGTGGTGCTCTCCGGGATGACCGATGCGGAACGGGCGGTGTACCACTGCGCGTACCGCAAGGGCGAGGTGCTGGACGAGACGGCTTTCCGCTGCGCCGTGACCATGGGGGACAAGCTGCTGGACATCTTCGACGATCTCTGCACGGAGCATCAGGAGATGGTGGCCAAGGCTTACTATGACGCATGGGAGCGGGGCGAGGTAAGCGCCGACAGCCGGGAACTGCTGAAGCAGCTGAACGCAAAGAACAAGGCCCGGTATGCCGAAGAACCCAAGGAGGACCCCAGGCGGAAGGGAATGTTCCGCCCGGTGCTGGACGCGCTGAACAGCGCGGAGGCAGCGGAAGAGGACTAAGGTCAACAGGAGGAATTGAACATGGATATTTCTGGATTTGGCATTGCAAGCGTGGCAGTAATCACGGTGATCTGCTACCTGATCGGCATGGCTGTGAAGGCCACCGCCATTGAGAACAAATGGATCCCCATTGTTGTGGGCGTGTCCGGCGGCGTTCTGGGCGTGGTGGGGATGCTGATCATGGCAGACTTCCCCGCAACGGACTATCTCACCGCCGTGGCAGTGGGCATTGTGAGCGGCCTGGCCAGCACCGGGGTCAATCAGATTGCAAAGCAGATGAGTAATTAAAATTGCGCTCCCCGCAGGGGGACATTCCCATGTCGGGGCAAGGGGAAGGAATCTTTGGCGCAAAGATCCCTCCCCCTTAGACCCCCACCAGAAACATGGGGGACGCCACCGTCCCCCATACCCCCTCTGGCACAAAGGCCGGGGGCAGCGGCCCCCGCCTTTGGAAACCAACCTCCAAAGGGGACAGCGCGAGGACGAGGGGGACATAGATAGAATCAACAACCATTTTTTGATTTGAAAGGAGAACAAATCATGGACAAGAAATATGCTGAGATCATCAACGAGGGCAAGAAGCAGGGCGCGCCCGTGGAGGCTATCAACGCCGAACTGAAAGCGGCGGGGGCCAATTTCCACCTGAATCCCGACGGCGGCGTGGCCGGTTGGACGGAGCAGGAGATGAAAGAGGGCTTCATCCCCGGTGAGGATGACGGGAAGGACGGCATCTACAAGATCGCCAGCGACGGCAAGCCTATCCGCTACTCCAACAAGGCACTGGGCGGCGGGGTCTACGGCGTTGCCATCCCTGTGATGGATCGGGACGAGAGCCGCGCTGACACCACCATCACCGTGGGTCACTGGGAGCTGAGCTATGACAGCCGGGGCTGCTGCTACAGCCGCAAGAACCTGAGAAAATGACCAGAGCGGGTACAATTCCGCTTCAGGACCTCCAATGGTTGCGGATTTATTTCAACAGAAAACGTCTCCGCTCCACCACGGCCAACCTCAAGAAGATGTTGGCAGAGACAGGCGGAGATGCCATCTGCAACGGCTCCATTTTTCTAAGGAACCAGCAGCCCGCCTGCCACCTGAAGGCAGACGGAAAGGTTTACAAGGCCCCGGATTATCGGGCATGGGCCATCAGCTGGAACACCCCGGAGGATTTCGGCGTAAAAACCGTGCCCAACGGGGACGCAAACTACATGGAGTGCGTTCACCTTATCATCGGCGGGAAGAAGATCAGCCCCGTCACCTGCGGAGCGGATATGCGCTACCGTGCGCCCCGAACGGCCATCGGCACCAAGAACGGGCGGTTTGCCTACTATGTGAGCAAGGACCGGCGGTCGCCGGAACAGCTCCGTGATTTGCTGGTATCCTCCGGCTGGGACAACGCCATTATGATGGACGGCGGAGGAAGCACCTGCTTCATGGACAAGGACGGCAATGGTTTTACCGGGGACGGGCGGGTGATCCCGTTTTTCCTCGTCTGGAAACTGAAAAGCGGGGACGCATTTGAACCGGAAGGAGAAAAACCCATGGTAGAGATCAACGCCTATTCCAAGGCGAAGGACGGCGGCAAGAAACTGTCCACAAACTTTGCAGTGAGAGAATTTGCCTGCAAGGACGGCTCCGATGCCGTGCTGGTAGCGCCCCGGCTGGTGATGGTTTTGCAGAGCCTCCGCAGTCACTTTTGCGCGGCTGTGACCATCAACAGTGGGTATCGGACGCCCCAGTACAACGCCAAAGTGGGCGGCGTGACGGACAGCCAGCACTGCTACGGCACGGCGGCTGACATTGTGGTGCGGGGCAAGACCCCGGCGCAGGTGGCGGCCTACGCCAGACAGCTGATGCCGGACTGGGGCGGCGTGGGCATTTACACGAAGGAAGGATTCACGCATATCGACGTGAGAGAGAGCAAAGCCGACTGGACCGGCTGAGAGTTTTAAACCGAAGGGGGGAACAGAGCAATGGCGATGCAGGGAGACTCCTATCTGATCCCCATCGTGGTGCGGCAGAACGATGTTGTGATCGAGCCGCAGATGGTGGAACTCCTGGTGCTGAAGATCGGCGGCATTGCAAAGTTCTACCCCAACGGCGGGCTGACCTACGCGGAGGGGCAGTGGTATTTCTCCCTTTCACAGGAACAGAGCCTGAAGCTGCCTGACCGGCCCGTTGAGACCGGCGGACGAATGAAACTGCCCCATCAGGAGGTGGTGGGCTTCCGGGGACCGGATGTGAACGTGCGGAAGGCCATCGTGGAAGGGGTGATCTGATGGCGAACAAACACTCCACCCTGACCCCGGAAGGCTGCGCCGTTCCCACTGCCGGGATACCGCCGGACACGGAAGAACCGACCGCAGTCAAAGGAACTGAGCTGACACCCAACAAGCACTCTACACTGACGCCGGAGACCTGCTTCAAGCCTATGGTGATGGACATTCAGGACGTGGTTCTGAACGTCACCGATGGAGAAGGGCGGGTCTATCAGGAAAAAACCGTGGTGCCGTCCGGAGTCCAGCAGATTGTGACGCCGGACGCCAACTACGCGGCGCTGTCCCGCGTGATCGTGGAAGCCATTCCCAGCGACTACGGGAAAATCACCTACAGCGGAGACGAGATCACCGTGACTTAACAAATCCAACCCCCATATAAAACGGTTGATGGGGTCGAAAATTTTTAAAAGGAGACCGGAAACATGGCAAAGAAAAATGTAATCATCAACAAAGTTCCGTATGAGGGCGTGGAAGAAGTCAAGATCCCCCTGCAGGAGGGAGGCGGCAGCGCCCGCTATGTGGAAACCAGTGACGCCACTGCGGCGGCCGGCGATATTCTGACCGGAAAAAACGCATACGTCAACGGAAGCCTGATCGGCGGTTCCATGCCAAACAACGGAAAGACCGACGGAACCATTTCCACGGTGGCCGGAACGGTCACGATTCCCGCAGGCTACACCACCGGAGGCACCGTTCAGATTTCCGAGGCGGAGCAAGGAAAGGTGATTCCCGGCAACATCAAGTCCGGGGCGACCATTCTGGGTGTAGACGGTAAAACCTCCGTGGTGGACACCGATGACGCGGACGCCACTGCCGGGGACATTCTTTCCGGCAAAACCGCCTATGTGAACGGCCAAAAGGTCACAGGCACCACCACCATGCCGACGATCTCGCTGCTGGATGGGGTACTGAGTATTTCCTAAATGGGCTTGCTCCCGCAATGGGACATTCCCATGTCATGGACGTGGGGCGCATTCTTTTCTGGAAAAGAACCCGCCCCACACCCCGGAAGAAAAGCACAAGGGCGTTCCGACTTCGCCCTGGACCCCCAACGGCACAAAGGGCGAGGGCTGCGGCCCTCTCCCTTTGGAAACCCTCTCCCATAGGACGGGGGACCGCCTTTGGGAACCCCGCCTTTTGGATGGGGGGCGGGTGAATAACAGAAAGGAGAACGCTTCATGCCAAGTCCAACCGTCATTGTGAACCACAAGACATACAGCGGCGTGGGGCGTTTATCCATCCCCCTGTCCACCGGGACGGGGAACGGAGATTTCATTTACATCGGCGGAGATCCGGGAAGTTTGCCCCAATGGCAGGCAAACGTGAAGATCGCGGGCGTGAAATACAACGCCGTACAGCGGGTAACGCTGCCGAAGCAAGGCGGCGGGGAAGCCCACTATCTATGCGCGGCCGGGACCTTTCGGGAATTTCCCGTAAACCCCGGCGGCAAGAAAATCAACATCGGAGACTATGTGAAGCTGGAAGCAGGGCTGTATCCCAGCGCAAGCCTGTACCCAAGCACGGCGCTGTATCCCGGAACCGGGGTCAGGAGCGACTCAGCGGGGGCACTGGCCACGGCACTGCTGCCGGACGCATCACTTTATCCGGCTGCGGACCTTTACCCAAGGAACGTAATTCTGGCGACCGGGGCGGGGACGGACTCCGCCAACGCAGACGGCATTGCCATGAATGACGCGGAACCGGGAGGAACCGTGCTGGTATACATTCCAAAAACGTAAGGAGGGGCGGCTATGGGAACGAGTTGGAGCGAGATCATTTCGGACCATGCCATGGTTTTTATTGATGACGTGAGACTGACGGATCAGGCGGCGGAAAGCCCCGCACGGTTTCTGCGGCGGATGAGCCTTTACATGAAGAACGCGATCCCGGTATTCAACCGTCCCCCTGAGATGGTGGCTTACCTAAAAGAGGGACTGACGGAACCCGCCTACGCAGACAGCGCATGGGTCTCCACCTTGGAGAGCATTGCGAAAGAAACGAAGGTAGAGACGGGGATGACCGGCTACGAATTATTCTCCTGCGCACAGCGGGCGGAGCAGCCGGACGAGTCCGTACTCTTAGTACCGTATGGAGAGGCGGTGTATGACCCGGAGACCGGGACCGTGACCTTTCCTCCCCAGATGGACGCGGGATTGCAGTACGAAATGGACTTCTACACCGACGGGGCCTTTGCCCATGACCTGACGGCGGAGCAGAAGCGGTTGCTGGGGCTGTGCGTAGCCTCCGTATGGGACGAGCGGTTTTTCCGCAACTGGCTCAGCGACTCGCCCAAGGATCATGACCGAAGCTTTAACCCACCTAACGAGCCGCAGTACATGGAAAAGGGAAGCAAGAAGAAACTGCAAAACCGGGGGCTGTTGAATCAGGAATTGCGGAAGTATGAGCAGGATTGCCTATACGCAACGGCGTTCCGCCGGTCGGCGCGGCAGATGGAGCTGATCTGAGAGGAGGGGGCGCATATGGCGAACGCCAAGCACGGCATGAAAAACATCGGCCTACTGAGCGGCGGGAGCGGCAGGGCAACCAACGCACCGCCTCAATATCGGGATCGGAAGCGGCAGTATTTTGCGGATGCCACGGCCCGGTTTGTGGAGGAAATGGCTCCTTACGCCACGGACTTTGTGACGGCCCGGATGCAGGGCTTGGTTTCCGGTGACTTCTACCGGTGGAGCACAAAGCGTATCCGGCTTTCCGACACCACCAAGCAAGGCGTCAGCCTCACCCGGAAAACCGATGATCAGAAGGCATTTCTGGTGGCGGACGCCGGAGTGAACTACATCCCGGAGGGGGCCAAGGTGGAGACCATGGGTTCCTACTGGCTGGTGACGAACCCATCCAACCTGTCCAGCGCAATAGGGACCGGGATCATGCGGCGGTGCAACGCCGTGTGGCGGTTTCTGGACTGGTACGGGAACATCCGAGAAGAACCGATCCTTGTGGAAAAGTCCTTGGCGCAGGCCACAGCCAACGATTTTCAGGAAATGACCCTCATCATGCAGGGATATTTCAACATTATCTGCCAGCGAAACGCCAACACGGAGCAGTTAGACCAGAACAGCCGCCTGATCTTAGGGCGGCGGGCCTACCAGATCACGGGCTACTCCGACGTGACGCAGGAGTTCACCGGGGACGATGAAAGCACACACCTGCTGTATTTCAACGCCCGGATGCAGGAGCCGAACCACGAGATCGACGATCTGGAAGCGAAGGTGGCAGGGGGGAAGAACTTCTCCTGGGCGGTATTTGTCACCGGGGCGCCCCGCATGACAGCGGGGGATGCCTTCCAATTCACCGCTGCTTCCCGGCGGAACGGGGCCGAGGTGGAGAACACGGAGGAACACCCCATCGGCTATGTATGGTGTTCCAGCGACACCAACGTGGCCACGGTGGACAGCAAAGGCGTGGTAACAGCGGTAGGCGAGGGTACCTGCCAAATCACGGCGGTGCTGGACCAAAACCGGACTTACGGCGGGACCTTCGCCGTGACGGTGGAGGCATCGGCGGCAAAAACACCGGCGGTACGGTTTTTGAACGAAATTCCCCGGTATATGGCCCCCTACGATGTAGAGACCTTGGAGGCGGCGCTGTTTATCGGCGGCGTTCGACAGGACGCGGCAGTGGAGTGGACCTATGAGGGAGCCGCAGAGGGTTCTTACAGCGTGAGTGTCAATGGGAACCGGTTGACAGTGAGGTGCTGGGGGAACAGCCCGAAACCGCTGACGGTAACGGCCAGATGCGAGGGTGAAAGCGTCAGCGCGGAGATCGAATTGGAGGGCTTGTGATGGCAGAGAAGTGTCCATACGCCTACAAGCGGCCCGGAACGGTGAGCTTGCTGTGTGAGATGCAGCCGGGGCAGAAATTCCCCATCTGCGGACACCAGCATTTATGCGGCGTGACCGGGCAATGGGAGAACACACCGCAGGCGGCCTTGTGTCCCCTGCGAGGAAGCAACCGTGAGAAATTCCAAAAAATCTGAAAGGAATGACGTATATGGAATGGAAAAAGCTGACGGAAGAAGGGCTGCTGGCAGCCAGAGACTATGTGCCCCTGATGGAAAAGGCGGCCTTTGCGGCGGAGTGCGCCGGACGGTGCTTTGACCGGATGGAGGTCCGGGTAGAGGGAGGACAGGTACTCCCCTACTTCAAGGAGAACGTGGAGCGACGGAGCCGGTATCTTATGGGCGGCTTCGTGAAGCTGTATCTGGGAGAGGACTTTGAGCCGGTGGAGGGGGAAACCTACCTCATGTCCGCCGACGACTACGACCGCTGGGCCGGAGGTCACATTTTTAACCAGATCGACCGCATGAAGGGGAAAGGACCGGAGCTGCGGGACAAGGCCTTTGACCTGCTGGCGGATTACCGCGATCTGGAAAAGATGCTGAAAACGGAGATTTACGGGATGCTGCAAGCCATGAACGATCCCGTGAGCCGGTTTCAGGACCTTGCGGCGCAGAGCATGACGCCGGAGGCGGTGCAAAAGACGCTGGACGATCTGAAAGAGGCCCGGAGCGCCTTTGACGCGGCCTTTCAGCAGCGGAAGGGCGGCGCACAATGAATCCGGCCTTCCACAGCCCCACCTATCCCTACGAGCGGGTACAGACCGGTTTTCTGACCTTCCGTGGGGCGGAGGAGATCCCCCACAAGCTGTTGACCTATCTGATGGACCTGCCGCTGCCGGACGGCTACGAGCCGGTGGATGACAACACCCGCCCCCGTGTCCGGCTGATGAAATATCTATGGCATGACGGGGCCAAGCCGCTGGGAGAGCGGCTGCCCACGGCCAAGGAAAAGCAGAGCCTTCTTTTTGACGGGAACGAGCCTGTGGTAGACAGCAGCACCCAGCGCCGCAAGCACCAGAAAGGGTATCGCCTTTACGCCCAGAAGTTCTGGGGGGAAGCCCAGACGGAGGCGAAAAGCATGATCAAGTGCTATCTGGGCCGCATTTTTGCACAGACGCCCTTTGACGCACGGATCGGGATCACGTTTGTAATTGCCTGCAACGTGAATCAGGAGACCACCACGAAAACGGAGGCATATTCCAGAGCCTACGATATGGAGCAGTGCATCATCGAAGCACTGAACGGGGTGAACATAGCGGGGATTGGCGTGTGCGACTTCTCCCGTATCGCCCACGCAGACAACGGCAGCCGCCCGGTCTATGACCAGACGGGCACGGTGGTAGGCCGGGAACTGAAAATGAGCATCCATTGGGCGGAAAGCGAAGTCGCCATGGGGGACACCATTGAGGACTACTAAATTCACAACGGGAGGACAGCCACCATGAACATGGAAGAAGCAGCCGTAAAAATAGAGGGCCACGAGCACGAGATCAAATCTCTGAATCACCGCATGGCCGATGTGGAGCGGGATCAGCAGGCGCTGATCAAACTGACTGCCAGCGTAGAGGTAATGGCGACCAAGCAGGAAGAAATGGGGACAAAGGTGAGCCGGATCGATGAAAAGATGACGGAGATGGAAGGGAAGTCCGCCAAACGGTGGGACAGTCTCGTGGACAAGGTGATCTGGCTGATCGCCGGGGCCTGTATTGCGGCGCTGTTTGCCACCGCAGGCATTGCCATTTAATTTCAGATATTGGAGAGGATGAATTAAAAGGATGGAACTCTCACGGAATATCAAGCGGGCGGCGGACCGTTACGAACCCGTAGAAACCGCCGGACTGACCCTATGGCCCATCCGGGTATGTGAGCAGGAGGAATTTGAGCGGGCGAGACCCGCCATTGACGTGATCCAGCAGGCGCTCCCTGTGCGCTATGCGGTCATGCCTCTGCTGACAGCCTATTGGGTCATGGATCTGGAAAGCATGGAGCGGGGGGAGGAACCTGTGGGCCTTTTTAACCGGGCGCTGGCGTTTTTGGCGCTGGCGCTGCGGCTGGGGGAGGGCCGGAGCCTTTCGGACCGCATCCGCCTGTTTCATGTGAAACTTTTACCTGAAAACACAATGGATTTAAAGGGGATATGCTTTACATGGAACGGTGAGGAAGAAATCACCATTACCCCGGTACAATTCCAGCGACTCAGGGCTATTCTGGCTTATCAGAACGGCATTGAGTTGACGGATGAGGACGCCAACCCGGACCTGTTGGAAGCGGAGGCGGAGCTGGCCCGGAGAAACGGGCCGAAGCTGCGCCGGGACCCGGCCGGTCTGCTTTCCTCCATCGCCCTGTTTACAGGCTGTGAGGAAACAGAGATGGACGAATGGCCCCTGCTGAAGCTGAAACGGCGTCAGGAAGCCATCCAGCGGGCGGCGGATTATCTGATCTGCGGCATTTCGGAGGGCAACGGCGTGAAGTGGAAGGGAGGGAACCCTGTACCCCACCTTTTCTATGACCGGGAGCGTGAGGACGCGGGGGCCATGACCCCGCTGAGTCAATTTACCAACAACAAGGAACAAACTTAAAAGGAGTGTGAACAGACATGATCACTTTTACCGACAAGAGACTGTACGCCAAGGGCATTTGCTCCGCACAGCTTCAGGACCCTGTTACCGGCGAGGTTCTGAGCCAGAGCGACAAGTTCTCCACCGGTAACATCCAGTTCTCCGGCAACATCGACCCTCTGCGGGCCGGTCTGGGCAACGGCATCGCCACCATCATTGCAAGCGATTCCGACACGCAGGTGAACTTCACCCGCGCGGACTTCGACCTGATGAGCAAGATGATGGCTGTGGGCGGCACCGTGAGCTACAACGCCGTTTCTCCCGTCTGTCAGACGGTGGAGGCCACGGGCACTTCCCTGAAGGCCGACGTGAGCAAGCTGGTGCCTGTGGCCCAGTACGGCTATTCCTCCATTTTCTGCTACGTGCAGGAGGTGGGCGCGGCTTCCTCCTACTCTGTGGGCGGCGTTCCTTATCCCATTGACCCCGCCACCGGCGCCATTACCGGCTTCACCGCTGAGAGCGGCAAAAGCTACAAGGTGTGGTACTTCGCCCGGAAGCCCGCGGCTCAGGTGGGCGTGGTGCACAGCGCCTTTAATGGCCGCATCGTCCACTTCACCGCGCAGATCGCCGTATACCAGAACGTGTCCGGCAAGAACAAGGGCACCCGCTGGGGCTGGGCCTACCTGATCGTACCCCGCCTGTATCTGAACCCCGAAGGGGCCAACACTACCGGCGACCAGTCCAACTACGACACCACCACTATCACCGGCCGCGCCATCAACGAGGACGCTGATGTGATCTCCGCCGAGTGCGACGCTTGCGGCGGCATGGGCACTTCCGCCTACGTGGTGCTGGTTCCCGACGAGGAAAGCGACGAGGTGGCCGGGATCGCCGTGATCGGCGGCGTGGTGAGCGTGGCTGCCAGTGGCACTGCCCCCGTGAATGCCAAGCTGGTCATGAAGAACGGTGAACTGGTGACGCCCTCTCCCGCAAGCCTGCTGAAGTACACCGTGACCGCCGGGACTGCCACCGGGACCACCGTTTCCGCCGACGGCATTGTGACCGCCGGGACTGCACAGGGCACCGGGAGCATCACCATCCAGTATCCCGCCGAGGGGGCTGCCAAGTACACCGCGCAGGCGGTTCTGGAAGTCACCGGCGAGTAAGGAACACACCAAAAACGCCTTATCCTAAGCGTTGGATAGGATGAGCCGAGCGGGGCTGACTGCCGGGGAAACCCGGCGGTCGGCCCCGCTTTTTGATCCCCGGCGCACGGGAGAGCATGAGGATCTCGTGCTTTGGCGTATGCCTGGGACCAATTTCGTGAGGTCACGAAATTGACGGAAAGGAGCGGGGATATGAGCGGGAGCGCATCTGCCAGGATCACAGGGCTGGACGAGGACATGGCAACACTGGAACAGCGGTTCAAGGCGGCGCTGGCGGGGGCCATGCCCACGCTGCGGGAGGATCTGGCTCAATGCCTTTTCGAGCACGTGCAGGGTGACGTATACGAAAAATTTGACCCAAAGAAATATATCCGGCGGGGCGAATATGGCGGCTTGGCCGACATTGACGGCAACACGGAGTTTGCGGTGACAGAAAACAGCGTTTCCATGGACTACCAGCCCAGCGGCGAGAGCGAACAGGTGGAAAGCCCGCTGAACGGAGACGCGCTGATCGGGCGCATTGAGCATCTGGACCCGCCCTATGACTGGACCAGACGCCCCCCGCCCAGACCGTTTTTTGAAAATTTTGTCACGGAGCTGGTAGAAGGCGGACGGGCGGAGGAAACGCTGGTACGGGCCATGAACCAACAGGACGCAGAATTACAGATCGAAGCCAACGGCTACACGGGCCGGGAGGGTGACGAAGGATATTGAAGTAAAGGCAGGGCGGTGAAGCATGGCACAAATTATCTTTAAGGGCGTACCCGATTTTACAGAGGTCCGGGCGGAGATCGCAAAGCTGAAGCAGGAGGTTGCGTCGGTTTCTTCCACAAAGGTGAATCTGAACGGCACGGCGCAGGGTCTGAACGGCGCGGCCAATGCCGCCGGGAAGCTGGCGGGGAACTTGCAGAAGGTCTCCACCACCTTTGACGCAAACGGGCAGGCCACGCGGCAGGTGCGGGATTTCTCCGCACGGCTGGGGGAGACCACCCGCGTGGTGGCGACGCTGAACAAGGAGACGGGGGATCTTGCTGTGACCCAGCAGACCGTGACCCGGAACTACCGACAGCAGGCCCAAGCGGCGGAGAAAGCCGCGGCCGCAGAACTGAAAGCCACCCGGCAGGCCAACGCCTATTTACAGCAGCAGACCAGAGCAGCGCAGAACACCCCCTATAATCCCACATCGATCCAGCGGCAGATCGAGGGCATGGTGGGCATCGGGAATGCCGCCAAGAGCGCTGCGGACAGTGCCGGTGTATTTGAAAGAGCGTTTTTGAACACCTCCGATAAGGTCCAGAAGGGCACGAAGGAGATGACTGAGAAAACCAACCTGTTAGGGGACAGTTTTACCAACGCCTACCTGAAAATGCTGCAATGGCAAGTGGTGGGCACTATCGTTTCCAAGACCATTGGGGCTTTCCGAGACGCCATTTCCACCATGAAGGCCGTAGACGATGAGATGGTGACGGTCCGCAAGGTAACTGGCTTTACGGCGGAGCAGATGGAGGAACTGCGGGAGCGGGCCTATGAGACGGCATCGGCCTACGGCGAGGCGGCGGACGAATATCTGAACTCTGTGGCGGCGTTTGCCCGTGCCGGTTACGGCGAACAGGCGGACGCACTGGCGGAGTTGGCCACCAAGACAAAGCTGGTGGGGGATACCAACGCGGAAACGGCACAGCAATTCCTGTTGTCCGTGGACGCGGCGTATCAGTACAAGGGCAACATTGAAGCATTGACCAAGGTGCTGGACGGCGCCAACGAGATTGACAACAAGTACGCCACCAGCATTGAAAAGCTGGCGGAGGGCTTGGGCACCGTGGCCCCGGTGGCGGCACAGGCCCATGTTGGCATTGACGAGCTGACGGCGGCCATCGGTACGATCACGGCGGTCACACAGCGGAGCGGCAGCGAAGCGGCCCGTGCGTTCCGGGCACTGGTGCTGAACATCGTGGGGGACACGAAAACCGAGATCGACGAGGGCGTGACGTGGACCACCGGGGAGATCGCCGGGTTGAAGGACGTGATCCGGGAGTACGCCCCGGCAGCGTATGAAGCGGCGAAGGCCACCAGTGAGGTCATTGACCCCATGGAGGCCATCGGAGGCCTTGCCCAGAGCATGAAGGACGGGCTTCTGACCGAACAAAAGCTGATGGAGATGGTCAGCGACATCGGCGGCAAGCTGCGGACTTCTCAGCTGCTGGCCCTGATCCAGAACTGGGATATGTACCAGTCCATGCTGAAAGACTACGCCAACGCCGTAGGCAGCGCAGACAAGGAAATTGAAAACGCACTGGACAGCTGGACCCGCAAGACCAACATTCTGAAAAACGAATGGACGGAGTTCATCCAAAGCATGGTGAGCACCGACGCCGTTAAGGGCGGGCTGGACGTGCTGATCGGCGCAGTGGAAGTCCTGAACACGGATATTGGGCATTTCGCGGCGGTTTCTGGGACTGCGGTTTTGGGAATGCTGGCGCTGAAAGCGGCGGCCAAGGGAGCAACGGCGGCATTTGCAAAGCTGTCGGCGGCGGGGATTGCCATGAACCCGTGGCTGCTGGCAATCGCGGCGGCGGCAGGGGCGTTCAGCCTTGTGTGGAAGGCGACGGAGGACTACCGGAAAAGCCTGTCCACCCTAAACACGGAGATCGAGACCAACAACACCCAATTAGAGGAAAACAAGAAGCGGCTGGACGAAATCAGCGAAATCCCGTGGCATGACCTGACCCCGGAGCTGATCGAGGAAAAGAAGGCGCTGGAAGCGGAAAACGCCGAACTGGAACAGCAGATCAAGCACCTGACGGCGATTGCGGAGAAAAAGTCGCAGAGAGTGGGCGGAGTTGGTGGAACCACCATTACGTCCATGGGCAGCGTGAAGGGCTACGATGAATTTGTGGGCCGGTCCTTCAAGTCCACGGAGGAAATGATCGCTCAGCTGCGGCTGGTGACGGGACAGGCCATCAGCACCACGGCAGACCTGGAACGGCTGGGGATCACCTACGAAACACTGGCGGACAAGGCCAAAGCGTACACGGACCAGCTTCAGTCCGGGCGAAGCATCCAACAGGACCAGATCAACGATTTCTACGCCGTGAAAACAGCGGCGGAACAGCAGGTGGCAGCCTACGAGGAAGCCATCAAGGCCAACGGCAAGCTGACGGACGCCCAACAGGCGGACTATGACGTGCTGAAGGCATTTTTGGCACAGGTCAACAAAGCCACACAGCCCATGAGCGACTATGTGGCAGGGCTTTTGAAGGTACAGCGGCAGGCGGGGAAGTCCGGAAACCAGATTTACGATCTGGTGAAGCGGATGATCGTTCTGAACGAGAAAAAGCTGGACCTGAGTCAGCAGATCGGGGCGCTGCGGCAGCTGGCCACCGAGGCCGGGGCGGCCGCCTATTCCGTGGGCATGATCGGTGCCGCCAAGACGCAGGATGTAGAGCGGACCATCAAGGGCCTGTTGCAGACCGGAAAGGCCAAGACCTATGACGAAGCCCGTGCCATCGTTCTGAACCGGATCTACAAGTCCATGTTTACGGACACCGGGCGGGACAGCGGGACGGTGGATACCACCTCCACAGTGGATACGTCCTCCACCACATCGTCAACGGGGAAATCCACTAAGGACGCGGAACTGGAACGGCTGAAGGACATCGTATCTCTGCGGAAGTCGGAACTGTCCCTCATGCAGGAGCGTGGGGACAGCACGGCGGACCAAATCGACAAGATGCGGCAGATCCAGGCGGCGCTCCACGCACAGGCAGAGTATATGCGGCGGATCGGGGCCAGTCAGGCGGACATCAACGACCTGTCCACGGAGCACTGGAAGATCACCAAGCAGATCAAGGAGCTGCAGGAGGATCTTTGGGGCGAACTGGAAGATGCCGTCAACAAAAAACTGGAAGAAGCGGCGGATGCCCGTGACAAGCAGGTTGACGCCATCGACAAGCAGATCGCCGCACTGAAGGACGCCAAGCAGGCCGAGGACGAAGCCCTGAAGCTGGAACAGCTGAAGGCGGCGGTGCTGGAAAAGCAGAACGCCTTGCTGGAAGCCCAGAAGGAACGGACGGTGCGGGTATTCAACGCCGCAACCGGACAGTGGGAGTGGGAAGCCAACGCATCGTCCGTGAAGTCCGCGCAGGATGCCTATGAAAAGGCCAAGGAGGACTTGGCGGAGTACGAGCGGGAGTTGGCCCTTCAGCGAGAAATTGACGAACTGGAAGCCAAGAAAACCCTGATCGAAGAAACCTACAACACCCTAAAGGCTGAGTGGAAGCGGATCACGGACAGTCTGCAGGAACCCACCCGGACCATTGACGATATTCTCAGCGACATTGCCAGAAACGGAACGCCCAAAATGCGGCAGCAGGTGGAGGAGGTCAACATCCTGCTGGGCAAGCTGAACCAGTATATCGCAGGCGTTGTGAACGGCGGGCAGATCCCCGGTCAGCCGGGAGAGGTTCCCGGCGTGAACGGGGCGACCGGCGTGACTGGCGGTTACCATTTCGACTACACGAAGAATCCGGGGGGCGGCTGGACGCAGACGGAGATGAACGAAGGGTTTATTCCCGCCGGTTCCTCCGGCTGGAAGCTGGCGGACGGCAGCGACGCCAACCTGAACTTCAAGGACACAACGTTTTACGGGAAAGGAACGAAGGGAAAGTACACCGGCCCGGATACCAGCCGGGATGAAAAACTGGCGGGTAAAACGGTTGAGAAAAACGGCTATGTGATCACCTATGACGAACTTGGCTATGTGGTTTCCGCGACCAATGTCCATAAAGGAGCGGCCCGCGATGACCTGTCGGGAATTTACACCAAGGTAGATGCAAACGGAAATGAAATGCACTACGTTGGCTATGACAAGAACGTGGATTACAACCTTGCCATCAAGCAGGCCAAGGAAGCCGGAGCCGGACCGGGAGTAATCAAGCAGTTAGAGACGGAGCGGCAGAACAAGATCAATGCCATGTACGGCGGGGTAGACCCGGACAAGGGCGGCAAGCCATCCGGGGGCGGGTCCTCGTCCTCCAAGGGCAATTCTTCTTCCGGTTCTTTCAGTGGCGGTTCTTCTTCCTCCAAAAACAATTCCTCCGGTTCTTCCAACAAGGGCTATGACAGCAACGTGGACTACTCCCTGGCCATCAAGAACGCAGAGAAGAACGGCGCCAGTCAGGCCACCATCGACAAACTGAAATCGGAACGGCAGAACAAGATCAACGATAAGTACGGCGGCAAGGACCCGTACAAGAAGTACGATTCCGGCGGCATCCTGCGGGGGCTGGGCGGCATCAAGGCCACCAGTCAGGACGAAATCGTGATCCCGCCGCTGCTGGCGGAGAAGATGCTGGAACCCAGTGCAGACAGCACCTTCCAGAAGCGGATGAGTGAGCTTGGGTGGCTGTACGGCGCGGCGGAGCGGGGGGGCGCTATGCCGGGAAAGACGGTGATGAGCCGAACCAGCTATGACCACTACGGAGACAGCTACAGCGTGAACGGCGTTCAGATCGGGGCGGAGGCGGCCAACCGCCTGACCGTTGCGCAGGTCATGCAGGCATTGAACCACGGGGCCGGGAACTTGGGCCTCTACAAAAATTAAGGGAGGCGGGCGCATGGCATTATTCCAACCAACGAATATTTATCCATCGTCCATTGGGGAACTGGGAAACGGCACGGTTGACATCACAAAGCCGCTGGCGGTGAGCTGGCAGGTGAACGGCAACTCCGCTATGACCGCATTTTCCTTGACGATCTGCAAAAACGATGCGGCGTCCACGCAGGTATACACTACCGGAAAGCTGACGGATGGATGCCCCTTCTACGGAACGGATTACGCGGGGAACACAATGCTATTTACCTACACCATTCCGGCCAGCGCACTGAGCGGGGCCGGGATGGTGAACGGGCAGCAATACAAGCTCATTATCAAGCAATGGTGGGGGGCGACCGACGCGGAGAGCGTGACCCAGCGGAGCGCATCGGTCTTTCTGACAAGGGCGGACCCGGTATTGACCGTGGCCGCCATCCCCTCGCCGCTGACGGTGCGGAAGTACGCATTTACGGCGGCATATTCTCAGGCGCAGGGCGACACGCTGAACTGGGTGCGGTGGACGCTGCGGGCAGGGAACAGCGAAGCAGTTCTCTATGACAGCGGGCGCATTTACGGCACGGCGGAACTGCGGATGGAGTATGACGGCCTGTTTTCCGACACGGATTACGCCGTCCGCTGTCAGGTACAGACGGAAAACGGCGTTCAGGCGGACACCGGCTGGGTGAGCTTCCGGGTGGCCTACGATACCACGGAAGTCTCCGGCGCGGTGGTGGCGTGTCCCAACTGCAGGAAATCCGGCATCCGGGTAAGCTGGCCGGGGCTGTACTCCATCCCCGGAAATGCTGCGGGCAGTACGTCGATCTCCGGGGGAAAACTGAGCATTGGAAGCGGCGGCAGCGTCACATGGAACGAGGTGACGGGTCAGCCCATGAGCTACCCGCAGCCGTGGAGCCTTGTGTGGAGCGGAACGGTGGACGTGACGCGGGACAACCCCATTGTGACCATCGGCATGGGAGATACCTCAGCGGTGCTTTCACTGGGCAAGAGCGGCGGCAAACTGACGGTGGGGGGCAGCACGGTTTGGAGTCAGGCGCTTCCGTGGCTGCGAGAGACAGACCGATTTACAGTGGTCATTTCAAACGGGCGGGTGTATCTGCGGCAGATCACGCTGGTGGGCGGCATTTATCCCCTGACCACCCTGTTCCCGTCCGTCACTTTGTTCCCCATTCAGGAACACGAGGAATTGCGAGTCTTTACCGGAACGGCAGACCTGACGGGCAGAACGATCACATCGCTGACGCTGGGCGGCGTGCAGACCTGTGATTATCTGTGGGTAGACGGGGAAACCCTTTCTGACGGCGTGCTCAGCGAGATACTGAGCTTTCAAGGGTGGACACCGGGGGCGTTTTCCGGAAACACGCTGTTTCAGACGGATTTTGCCGGCGGCGGCTTACAGGCGGGCAACCTGACCTTTGCCGGGACGCTGACGGGCTTTGCTATTTACCGCTACCACGAGGGAGACGCCACACTGGAACCGGTGGCGCAGACGCCCCTTTCGGAGCGGGCCATCTGGGACTGCAAGGCGGTGTCTCAGGATACCTACCGCTACTATATGTTCGGCCTCGGAAAAAACACGAACGGCGCGGACGTGATCGTAACCAACGCCCTGATCTCCGATGCGGTGACGCCCATCTTCTGGGACTGGACGGTTCTGCAATGCACCAAGGACGCAGAGGGCGCCTATCACCCGGCGGCGATCTTCCGGTTCAGCCTGAATGTGGCCAGCGGCGGGATCAGCAACAACAATACCCCCGGCGTGCTGAGCAACTTCACCCGGTATCCCACGGTGCAGAGTTCCCCCAGCGATTACCGCTCCGGGACGCTCTCAGCGGCCATAGGACACGTTTTGCCCAGTGGGGAGTATACGGACACCAACGAGGTGCGGGATGCCGTGTACGCCCTCTCGACCACGCAGGACACCCTGTTCCTGAAAGACAGGCGGGGAGACCTGTGGCAGATCCGGGCAGGAGGGGCCATTTCCATGAGCACCATGGACGGCAGCCGACAGCAGGTGCAGACGGTGACGCTGCCGTGGGTGGAGATCGGCTCCGCGGATGGGGCGCGTATCCTGCTCACATCCAACGACGCGTTGTTTGCATAAAAGGGAGGCGATGCAGAGATGACCCAAGCGGAACGGATGAACGATTACCGCAAGATGCTGCGCCGGCCTTTTACTAAGCTGTGCCGTCTGCGGTTTTTACAGCCGGACGGCTCCACGGCCTTCGCACTGGACAACAACCCCACGGGACGCTTCCCTGGGGCATTTATCGCGGACGGGAGCCTGTCCGTGAATCTGAACAACGGCCAGCGGCGGACGGCTTCGGTGATGCTGGCGAATCTGGACGGCACGTTCGATTACAACATCAACCGGGTGTGGTTCGGAAACCGGATCGCACTGGATGAGGGGCTTGTACTCAGCGACGGCACAGACTTTTACATCCAACAGGGAGTCTTTCTGGTGAAGAACCCGGTGGAAACACTGGAACCGGCCAAGCGGACGGCTCAATACGATCTGGTGGACAAATGGTCGGATTTGGACGGAACGCTTTTCGGCTATCTGGAAGGGACCTATGAAGTGAAAGCGGGAACCAATGTCTTTGACCCCATTGCGGCCCTGCTGAAGCTGGACCGGGGGAACGGGGATCTGGTGGACAACGTGGCCCCGGTATTTACGGAATATTACAACGGCAAGACACAGCAGCTGGCGGACGGGTCTGTGGCCAAGCTGACGGACGCGCCCTACACTCTGCGGGTGGACAGCGACAACGGAAGCTATGCCGACGTGTGCCTGGGCCTTGCGGAAATGCTGGCGGCGTGGATCGGATACGATGCCTCCGGCGCACTGCGAATCGACCCCTCTCAGGATGACATTTTAGACAGCGACAAGCCCCTTGCGTGGCAATTCTCCCAAAGCGAGGCGGAGCTGCTGGGAACGGAGTACACGGAGAAAAACACGGAAGTGTACAACGATTTCATCGTAGTGGGAGAGGCCGTGAACAACAGCCCGCAGGTGGCGGCACGGGCGCAGAACCTTGACCCGGCCAGCAGCACGAATGTAAGTCGGATTGGGCGCAAAACCGTGCGCTACCGGGCGGCGGGCTATTCCACGAAAAGACAGTGCGAGGACTTGGCTGTATGGAAGTTGAAACGGTCCGCGGCACTGCAAAAGTCCGTCTCGGTTTCGTGCAGTCAGATCATGCACCTGAACGAAAATGAACTCATCAGTATCGTGCGGAGCGACAAGGCGGGGTCTCCGGTGGAGCGGCATCTGGTGCAGGGGTTCACAAGGCCCCTGACATGGAGCGGCCCCATGCAGATTTCCGCCGTGTCGGTACAGGATTTCCCAACGGCCACCGTGACGGGGTGGCCCACCTGAACAGTGAAGCAGCCCGAAAGGGCACCGGATCAAAAGGAGGAACTTTTATGAAGAAGATTTGTTGCAGAAAAACGGCCGATAGTTTGGAGGTGGCGTAATGGCTTACGTGAAAACCGCGTGGGTCAACGGTCAGGCCCCGGCGCTGGACGCCGAACATCTGAATAAAATCGAACAAGGGATTGCTGATGCGGTCAGCACTACGCCGCAAAATCTTAGTAGCGTGCAGCAACAGCAGGCGAGGGAAAATATTTATGCTGCTCCGGCAGATAAGTTTCCGTATTTTTCCGCGGACACGGGGACTACTATGGAAAAAACATTCGAGATGCCAAGCTCTTGGATGACATATCTTGTTATCTCAACTTATTACGAGAAGCTTGGTATATGGATGGTTTTGCCAAGTGGGAGCGTAGTTATTCCAATTGTTGACAATTCTGCTGTCACGGTAACTTGTGAACCCGGTAAAATTCATACAAAGGGCGCTCAGAGAGTCACAATAATTTATCTTGGCAATTCTTGAACTTGCTTAACTTAGTTGACGGTTTAGCTTCGGCGAATGGAAAATGGAAGTGGCTGATTCGATGAACTTTTGCGTATGCTGCGGAGCCGTTATTCCAGAGGGGTTGCAAGTATGTCCCATCTGTGAAAGGAAATGGCCTGCGTTTTGAAGAAAAGACCGGAGGAAAACCCTCCGGTCTTTTAAAATTCCGGCCAGCGGCGCTCACAAATGGGGCACACTTGACGGCCTTCCGGGATGATTGCCCCGCAACAGATGCAGGTGTTTTCCATGGCGCTATAATCAATCGGGATCTCCGCAACCTGTTTTTTCATCAGTTTATTTTCCTCCATCAACTCTACATTGCTGGGATAGACAGCAGGTTCAGAATCGCCATCATGTTCAATTCAGATTACTCCTTATTGATCCGGGTTTTTCGTATAAAATACACTCACATACAGTGTTACGCCGCTTTTATTTTCGTTTGAATACAAATCAATGTGTAATACATTTGAGCTTTTGTATACAATGCCGTTCAAAATATGAGCAGGAGAATACATATGATTTGCAAAAGGGAAGGCGGAACCGTCACTCGACGTGCCAGACCATCTTACGATGGTATCTATGTTCTCAATTGCTTTAGTGGCATGAGCATTTGAATTATTAGGCCCATATCCACAATCAATGAGCTGCGCATACACCGGCTTGCCCATATACCGCTCGGTGGTGCGGTACTCTACGCCCAGCGCCATGGGCGGGTTAACCCATTCAAACGGCCCCCAGACGTTATTATTAAACACGCGGCGGCGAATGGAATCTTTTTCGTTTGCGTAGGCGGACATAATTTCCTGACTTATCCAATCAGCACCATTCCACACGCGCATTTTACAGTATCCAGTTGGTGCGTTTTTGGGTAGAGAACTGCTCCATTGATACACGCCGTTTTTGGTTACGGTGTCAAGATCATCGGTGGCGGAGAGGGGCTGCCCGCCTGCGACCCCCAGCCCAAACCCGCCGGGGGCGGAGTTGGCAATCCCCTGCTCGATCTTGTTGAGATGTTCCGCGTCAATCGGAGGAAATTCTCCGTTCTTCCAGACGGTCGGTGTGTACGCCATATCAGCCACGCTCCTTCCCGGCCAAACTATCGGCTGCTAAACGGCAACGGCGAGGGCATGGAACGGGGCATGAGCGAGAGGACGGGTCAGGTGGTATACGGTGATAGGGAAACGGCAGAGAGCGTCTGAGGACGTTTCTGGGCGAAATAGAGGGGGTTATCCCGCAACGTTGGAAATAAAACCGGATGTGTTGCGGGAAAAGGGGCGTTTGATGTCCCGCGCGTCGCAGAAACGCTTCATGGTGGAGCGGTCCACATGGAACAGTCGGGCCAGCTCCGCATAGGAATTGTCCTGCTCAATCAGGACGCGGATGGTGGATTCATAGTCGGACAGTTTGGTGTGCTTGCCCAAGGCGCCCTTGGGACGGCCAAGGATGACACCCTGACTGCGGCGGAAGTCCAGCGCTTCCCGCGTCCGCTGGGAGATCATCTGACGCTCGATCTCGGCGGCAAGGGCAAAGGCAAAGGCCAAAACCTTGGATTGAAGATCGTCACTGAGGTCAAAGCCGTCCTTGATGGTGTGGACGCTGACGCGCTTGCTCATGCAGAGGGAGAGAATGGACATGACCATAAACAGGCTTCGGCCAAGGCGGGAAATCTCGGAACAGAGGATGGTGTCTCCCGGCTGGACATGGCGGAGCAGCTGGCCCAGCTTGCGCTTGTCCGGGGCTTTGGTGCCGGAGATGGTTTCCTCGATCCAGCCGTCTATGTGAAGCCCGTTCACTTCACAGTAATTGAGGATGATATGGCGCTGATTTTCCAAAGTCTGCTTGTCGGTGGAGACGCGGATATAGCCGTAAATCATAGTAATTTGTCCTTTCTTTCGTAAACACACGATAAAAACACACGCCCATGCGATCGGAACGCACGGACGTGTGTTTTGGTTTCAGGGTGAACGCTGGGAATCAGGCGGAAAAGGAGGCAAGTTTGTCGGCGCTGCGCTTGGCTTGCAAGTCCCGTTCGGCAAAGACCTTCTTGGCGCTTTTCCGCCCGGAACGGTCCATGAGCCGCCCGGAATAACGCTGGGTGGTGATGGGACTGGCATGGCCCAATTTGGCTTGCAGTTCATTTTCGGGCATACCAGAATTGAGGTCCAGACGGGAGCCGACGTGGCGGAGATCGTGGCTGCGGATGTCAGAAACGCCGGTGACAGAGCGGACGTGACGCTCCACCAGCTCCGAAAGCCACTGTTTTGTGCCGGCCTTCCATTCGCCGGAACGGAGGGTGCCGAACAGGGGGGCGGTATCCGGAAGATCATCCGGGCGGATGCCGCTGGCGAGGTAATGGCGGAGGGCTACCACGGCGATGTCGGGCAGGTCCACCACCCGGAATTTATCGCCCTTGCCGTGTTCCACGCGGAGGGCGGCGTCCTCCAAGTCGATGTCCGCCGGGGTCAAGGCACGCAGTTCGGCGTTGCGCAGTTCGGTGGTCAGCAGTAGGATCACGATGGCGTAATTCCGGGGCCAGTTCTCCGGGTGGGTGGTGCGGACGGGGGAATCCCGCCATAGCTTGCAGACCTGCTCATCGGTGAGCAGCACGTCATAGGGGCGCTTTCCCAATTTGCGGAGAGAGGGCATCAAGTAGAGGGAAACAGGGTTTTGCTCATAAAAGCGATCCTCGCCCAGTTCCGGGGAGCTGGCGTAGGTGAAGAAGGAGCGGAGGACCACCAGATGATACCGGACGGAGACAGGGGAAAGGCCCCGGTCAAAGAGGTGATCCCGGTAGGCTTGCATAGTGGTGAAGGTGGGTTCCTCGGTGGAAAGACCGCTTTCCACGAGGAAGGAATAAAAGCTGTTTGTGACGGCGGCGTAGGCGGTGACGGTGCGTTCCGCCGCGCCGCTGGCCTGCACGTTGCGGAGCCATGAGTCTAAGGCCGACATGACCCGGCGCTCCTGCGCAGAGGTTCTTCCCATAAAATCAGTCCTTTCCAGTTAAACAGGCGGGTATTAGGGGGTGGGGGTCAGGCGGCGGATCTTTTCCACGGTGCTGACGATCAGAGGAACGGCGCCCAGCACATCATCCTCGGTGACGGTGTGGGGGAGGGTGAAGCGGACAGCGGATGCTGCGCGACTGGCGGGGTAGCCCATGGCCCGGAGGACATAGCTTCCGTCTACCTCCCCGCTGGTACAGGCGGAGCCGGAGGATGCGTACACGCCCTCCGCAGACAGGGCCATGACGAGAGCGGGAGATTCCACGCCCAAAAAGGAGAGGTTGGCGTTGCCGGGGAGCCGGAGGAGCACGTCACCGGGGGTATAGGGGCCGTTGACATAGGTATCCGGGATGAATCGCAACAGATAGGAAATCAGCAGGTCGCGGCAACGGGCGATCCGCTTCATATCGGAGATCATATTGCCCATGCGCGCATGGAGGGCCGCTGCCATGGCGCAGGCGAGGGCCACGCTTTCGGTGCCGCCGCGCTTGCCCCATTCCTGACCGCCACCGCGGATCATGGAAATCAGGGGCGTGTCTTTCTTGACGATCAGACAGCCGATGCCGGAGATGCCTCCGAACTTGTGAGCGCCGAAAGCCAGATAGTCCACGCCAAGGGCCTTGAAGTCCACGGGAATCTGGCCGACCGCCGCCGTCGCGTCACAGGCGAACAAAGCGTTGGGGGCGTTGCGCCGCATGGAGAGGATGTCGTAAATCTCGCCGGTCTCATTGTTGGCCATCATGTGGGTGAAGCCGGTGCGGTCCGTGCGGTGGGGATGATCCACGGGGGGATATTCCAGCACGGCGTGGTGCTCGTAATGACGGGGGAAGGTCAGCTTGCCGGTGTAGGCGCTCAGACTTTTCATCATCCAGTTGCAGGCTTCCGTTGCTCCGCTGGTGAAGTAGACTTCCTCCGGGAGACAGTTCAGGTCCTGGGCGATGGAGGCGCGGGCTTCCTCCAAGGCGATCTTTGCGGCAACGCCGCAGGCGTGAAGGGCGCTGGGGTTGCCGAGGGGCAGGGCGCGGGTGAACGCCTTGACTGCGGCAGGGGAGGGCGGTTCGTGGGCCGCCGCGTCAAAATAGTAACTCTTGAGCATTGGGGATTCCTCCTTGATCTTTCCTGTATTCTATCTTTATTGTACCAGCCGCTGACAAGGGGCTTTTTGACAGAATACTTGACTTTTCACAAGGCCCGCGCCATAATGAATTTGGCGAGTCCCTGCGGATATTTGCCGTTTTCCTCATGCTGTCCGTCCGGCAAGATAGAGCAGCATGGGGAATTTTTATATCGGTTTGGCGGTCGCCAGCAGTTTGATCCCGCGCTCAATGGCTTCCGTTTTCGTGACGTTCTGCTCCCGGCAGTAGGCTTCTAAAATCTGCTGGCTGCGGTCATTGATCCGGATGCTGATTTTGTGAGGGCGGGGGTTGTCTGTGGGACGGCCCAGCTTTGCGGCAGACATGGGGATGATCACCTCCTATTTTGTCTGGCATAAGTATCATAGCATTTTGTCTGGCAAAAGTCAAGGGCAGCGGCAAAGAAAAAGCCGCCCGGAAGAGCGGTCTTTTTCAATCGTTATCCGATAATGGCGTTCCCGTTTTTAAAGCCTTTTTCGGTGGCGGTATAGGTGACAACAAAATCACTGCGGATCATGGCTCCATAGGAGTTTTCCGCATCCACCCAGCCTGTGACCATATACTCACCGTTTCCCAAATGGGTCACGGTGGCATCCGATAGCTTGCAGAATTTTGCGGTGGACGGCGCTTTCAGATAGTCCTCTACAATCAACTGTGCACAGTAAAAGGCATCATCGTCGGAATGGCGGGCGGTATTTATAGTTGAGGAACTGCCGGAGGACGAGGATGAGGACGAGGACGAGGACGGGGTGTGTTTTGAGGAATGTCCGCTGGTCTGCGTGGTTGGGGTGGTGGGGCTTTTTGCGGGGACCGGTTGATTTGCGGAAGTCACCATTACGCCAATGATGCAGAGAACAACCAGGCACATTGCAAAAATAAACCCTTGCTGAACCTTTTTATCATGCGCTGCTTGCGGCTCCGGGTTCACTGCGGGGGCCGATGCTTTCAGGGGAGGGGCAGGACTCTGCGCCGGTTCCTCCGCAAGCGGTTTTTCCGGTGCTTTTTCGGATTCGCCAAGGATGATAGAGACAGGGCATCCGCAATGAGGGCAGCGGTCCGCCTTGTCGCTGACCTTGTTGCCACATTCGGTGCATTTTATCAGTGCCATATCAAAAACCTCCCAAATTCCTAATAGTTTGACCATATCGCATTTTGCAGGAGAAGTCAAGCGCCTGTGAAAAAGCCGCCCACCACGGGCGGCTTTGCTTTTTAACTTGCTTACAACTTGCTTAGAGCTTGCTGATTGTTTGCTGATTTGTTTGCTTAAAGGTTCTGAAAGGTGGCGTCGAACATCACAACGCCGTTGGAGAGGTCGGAGTATGGGATGCCCACCCATACGGACTGTCCGGCGGTAAGACCGGAGAGGGACGAAGCGTAGGGCAAATTTAACACGGCATCGTCGAAGGGAAACTGGACGGCCACGGTGCCGCCGCTGGGGGCCGCTTTCACGGTTGCCTTTTCCAAACGGAGACAGGATCGGGTGGCATCCGCCACTTTGGGTCGAAAGTAGTTATTCCAGAAGTTATCGGCCAGCGCTTTCATTTCTGCGTTTTGATTACTCATGCAGTGCACCTCGTTATTCCGCGCCGGTCAGACGGGCCTCCACCAGCTCCATTCCCCGGCTTTCCAGATAGGAGATCAGGAGCAATCGGGCGGCTTCCTCGCTTTCGGCGTCAACGGTATGATCGAACATCCGCAGCTCTCCCGCCTTGGTCTCGGCGGTGACGCTGAAGGCGAAGTCCCGGCGGGTGACATTGGTTTTCAGGTTCATGTGGTTTCCTCCGTGATCCAGATTTCAGAGACGGTAAAGGTGAAGCAGATTCCCCGGTCCGTCTTGTCCGTCTGCACGGTGTCGCACTGGCAGAACAGGAAGGAGAGGGCCTGCCGGATGGTGGAATTAAGGACCACAAGGGGAGTGGGAAATTCCAGCGCAACGGAGGCGTTCTCCCGGTTCTCATGAGGCGGCTGGTCCAGCAAGCGGACCTGGGGGACCAGACGGTCGATCTTCCCGGCGGCCTCCCGCAGGGCGTTGTATCGGTTCATGGCGGTGGGGTTTATGATCTTCATTGTAAAATTCTCCTTTACCTTTAGGCGTGTAATTCCTTTTTACAGAAAAATTATAGGCGCTTTTACATGGAATGTCGAGATAAAAAAGGGAGGAACCTTTTCCAAAACGGAAACCGTTCCCCCTTTTTCGGTATGAGTATGGTCTTGATTAAAATTCTTGCGCTGACGGCCCCACAAGCGGCCTGAGAGATAAGAGAGAGGCGAAGGGCTAAAACTACCCCACGAAACTCAAGGGACGCTTACAGGGCTTCTGTGGGCAATTTACGAAATGGGGGTATCAGCCGTTCAAGGCATCCTTCAGGGGCTTTGCGGGGCGGAACACCGCAACCGTCTTGGCGGGAAATTCCTTTTCCTCTCCGGTGCGGGGGTCTTTCCCCACCCGTGCTTCCCGGTGCTTCACGGCGAACTTGCCGAAGCCGGGGACTTTGACCTCGCTGCCGTTGAGCAGGGATTCCTCGATGACGGTGAACACGGCATCCATCATGATGGCGGTATCGTGTTTGGTGTGGCCGGAACGCTCCGCCACGGCGGCGATCAGTTCAGTCTTGTTCATGGGACATCCTCCTTTCCTAAAATTTCAATGGCAGGGATGGCTGGATTCGGACCAGCGCGTGAGGGAGTCAAAGTCCCTTGCCTTACCGCTTGGCTACACCCCTGTATTTTTTCACACAGGCTCTCGGCATTGCGCTCCGTTTGGATTGCTTACATAATTAGCCGTACAGAACCGGGCAAGCATACTGCCCTACACAACGGCCTTGCCCAAGGGCAGCCGTTACCTCACCACTTCCGCATACCTTTCGATGAACACGCCTCGGAGTTCGCTCTGCATGGTTCTGTACGCGCTAACCACGGAACTTTTCAGCCCTGCGCCGGTATGTCGGTCGCATCCGTTTCTTCATTCATAGCCGGAGCCAGCCAAATAATAAATTCTTCGACCTGCCGCTTTCATACAGCGCACAGGCAAGCCCCTTGTAGCGGTCTTACCCTTCCACGGCGCCGCAATGCGGTAGCATACATCTGGCAGGGACGGTTGGGAATCGAACCCACCCAAGCGGTTTTGGAGACCGCCTCGCCAGCCTTGGAACATTCGCCCCTATGTTTGTCTGTCTTTCCAGACTGTCACCGCTGCGTGTCGGCTGCCTGCGGTTGGCCCCCATAGGTACACGTTTCTGTTGCCCTGCCGCGCCCATCTCCGGGCAACCCGTTTGTGATTGTACTTTTCACGGCGCTGGATGTGGTGCAGACGGCTGGACTTGAACCAGCGCATACCTCCTGGCGCGGTGCTCTGCCTACTGAGCTACGTCTGCGAATGTCCCCTCTGGGCCACTTCGTCAGGGAACCCTGGGCGAGAGGTGCGAGGGGTCCTATGCCCAACCGGAATTGCACCGGGGCGTCAAAGGCAAGGACCAGTTGCCGGAGACGAGCTGCTTTTGCGGGCCGCAGCTTATATATTTGTGGAGCACTGGCAGAGGCGCATCACCCGAAAACGTTCCCTGCCATGGTGCAGACGGTAGGGCTTGCACCTGCTTCATCGCAATGGCATCGCCAAAGCGCCGCTCTTTTGGTTGAGCTACATCTGCATATAGGTGCCGGTCTTTCCCGGCTGTCAAATCCTATCCGTGTGCCGCTTTAGCCAGAGGATCATAGGCGCAATTACAACATCGACACTTGAGGGGCTTACTTCAGGACTTCGCATCACCCATCCGACTATCCCGCTAAAACGCTGTTCACTTGCGGTGTCCACGGAAAATTGGTGCAGACGGTTGGAGATGTCCCCAACTCCCCGCGTGATCGGCCGCGGCTTGGACGTCTGCATATAGATGCCGGACTTTCCCGGCGGTCATGTCGCTCAGATTCTCCGAGAATACCGTCCCGATAGCGGCTGTATCAACCCGCCGACTCCACTGCCAGATATGGAGGTTTCATGCCCACTACGGTTTATAGAGTAACCACCTCTTATGTGGGAGGGCATGGTGCAGACGGCCGGAGAGGTCCCCGGCTCCCGGATGGAAAGGACAAAAAGCACCGGTTGGACATCTGCATAGACCCGCCTTGTTTGCGCCATGGCGGGTGATGTGGCGGCCCGTCTTTCCGGGCTGTCATACACATTCAGGAGGCTTTGCGATCCATGCAGGGCGCTGCTCGTGCGCCCTTGGAGCGGATAATGGGAATCGAACCCACCTTCGCGGCTTGGGAAGCCGCCGTTCTGCCGATGAACTATATCCGCGTTGCTGCCCTGCCGGGGTTGCACCGGGGCACCGCTCCGAGAACGGCGAGCGTGTACTTACGGGCCACGCTTGGAAGGTAGGAGAATACTACGTGCGGCATCCGCGCCGCTGGTGAGCGAAACCGGAGTTGAACCGGGAGAACAGAGGACAAACCAAAAACCCTGTTCGCGCAGGGTGTGAGTCTGCGCCGTGTCCGCACGATTTTCGCCCATACTGTTTTGGAGTTTGGCGGCTGCCGTTGGGTAGGCCGGCAGCCGCCGTGCGTGAGGGAAGATAGAAAGATGGAAAGCAAGGGCGGCGTCTATCTCGCCCTTGATTTTATTATACGATACCCCTCCAATAGGGTTTTTGCACATTTAGGACTTCTGGGACTAAAACTGGGGCGGTTCCTTTCATAGATCGGAGGACGGAAGGGCGGCGAGGGCAATGTCCCCGGCGGAGATCAGCATAGACGGATCAGACAATACGGACTCGTAAGCTGCTTCGCCCTGGAACTCGTCAATCACTGCCTGTTCCTCCGGTGTCATGTCCTGATAATGCTTCTTTCCATAGACAGGGGGAAGCCAGTTTTTGTGCTGACCGGCAAAGATATTCAGGCGGTCAATGATACGAACTGCGTTAGGCTTGAACTTGATATGGCAAGTGCCTTTCTTATAGAAAACGCAGTCAAAATAAGTGAAGGACGCCTTATTACTGTTGACGCCATTTGCGAGGCGAACAGCCCCGTCTACCGGGATATGGCAGTAAGTTTCGCCACGGTCCAGATAGTTCATAGCGCGCTCCAAGTCGGAGATCATGGAATTGACCCGGTATGTGTCCAGCTTTTCGTCGCGCCATGAGTCGGCATAGCAGCCGGAAGCCGGGACGATCACCTTCATGCCGATTTTGTGGGCCTTGTTGGTGGCCCAGCCATTGTAATAATGGATGTTGTTGGCACACTCAGGATACCAGGCGTGTTTCGCCGTGAAGGTCTCAAAGAGATTCAGAATGGATTCTTCCACGCCTTGTGTAAGCTGGTGGGCGATCTCGCGCATGACGGTTTCAATATTGTACCGGCTAAAGTCATAGGCGGAGAGGGTTTCGATTTTTTCCTGATAGTCCTGCCGCATGGCAGAGGTCATTTTGCCAGTGAGTTCCGGGCGGGACAGCAGAGTACGCCAATACTTGCCGCGAAGTGCCCGGAGATAGACGTTAGGAAGTCCAGCGTCATTTCCGCGCCCCCTTTCCGAGCAAGTGAGTTCCAGGAGCGGCTTTTCATAGGTGGTGCTGCCATTCATCAGGTAGGGACAGAGACCTTGATATTCCCGGATCAGCTTATTCCCCAGCTCTGCCTCAAACTGGAACCCGTCGATCATGTTTTGCAGCCAGTCGGCAGACGCCAAGGCGGTTGGGCCATCCGCAGCGGTGTATGTTTCTTCACGAGAACGCTTTAAATGTTCAAAAATATCGGACTCCGGCTTTGGGTAGGGAATGTCAACGAAGATCATGGCGATTTCCACATTGGTTTTCCGCTGGGCGTGGGCAAACGCGTTTTCGATAAATTCGATTTTTGCATTGTACTCTGAGAGCTTCTGACGCAGGACCTTTCGGCGGTTGGTGTAGGGGTTTCGGATGGTTTCCGCATTCAACAGACAAACAATCTGGCCGCCGCGTTCCATAAGCGACAAGGCTTTGAGCAGGTGTTCATCTCCGTTCTCAAAGGGAGGGTTCATGAGGATCAGGTCATACTGCTTGAATGTATGGAAGGTCAGGAAATCACCGGAGACCACGGGATAGCCTTTGCCCTTCAGGATAAGGGCAAGATCAGGGTCGATCTCTACGCAGTCGATATACGGTTCCCGCTTGTCTACGCAGACCTTCCGGTCATTGTGGTAATCCTCGACGAATTTCCGGGCGGCATCCGCCAAATCACCCTTTCCGGCTGACGGTTCCAATATTGCGGTAACATCCTTCCAGCGGACGCCTGCCAGCATCCGCCCAGCCAGCTTGGAGGGCGTGGGGTAAAAACCGGTGTCGGAAAACTGAGGGAGACGCTTCACATCTTGCCCGGTGGTCCTCTGGGAAACCTCAGTGAGGTGCTGTTCACCCCACTGCCGGATCAGCTTTTTGGCTCCGGCAATGGTGGCGGCGCGCCCTAAAAACTCCGAGCGCTCACGCTCCCATGTAATACCGACGCAATATTGCGGCTTCCCCATATTTTCTGTTTTCGTGATTCTGGCGATTTCAACGCCATCAACAAGCGCACAGAGTTCTTTCTCGCCGTAACGATTTTGCGTTTCCAGATATGCGATCATAAAAATGTCCTTTCCTGCGCCGTTGTTCAGGCGGCGGCTTCGTCGGCCTTGCGGCAGGGGCAGAGGATGCCCTCGCCGTCTGCGGACCGGAAATAGATGGGGGTGATATAGGGCTTCTGTTCAGAGGCGAACGCCTCGCCGTCGGGGAAAAGCTGAAGGAAGTCGATCAGATAGTTTGGGTTGACTCTGGGGAGACCGGGGCCGAAATCGTAATAAGGGGAGAAGGTTTCGCCCTTGCGGTGGCGCTTGGCAGCCCATTCCGCACGGTCCGTCTTGATTTTCGCCCGAACCTCCGTCACGGAGGGGAGCGTGAGACGCAGCGTGTTCTTGCGGGTGGGGGCTATGATCTGCGCCAGGTTGACCCGGGAACCGTCGGCGCTGAGTTCCGGCGCGGCGGTCAGCTCCATAGGGCTGTTCAGGCGGAAGCCGCGGTACCCGTCGCAGACGCACTGCTTGCCTTCCTCGTCGATCCAGAAGCCCTGTGAAGCGGGGCGGGTGCTGTTCTTAGCCACGGCTGCGTCGCAGATGCGGCGGGCGGCGAAAAAGGCGGAGCGGCGCCCAGACTTTGTGGCGGCTTCCTCCACCAACGTGCGGCGGAGATCCTGTTCTAAGAAATACAGCTGAGGGATGGGGCCGACGGCGCTTTCCCATTCGTAGGGGTTCTTGCTGACGGCGGTATAAATGGCGGTTTCGTCCTCGTCCAGCGCGTGGACGATCCGCAAAACGCGGGTGAGGGTCTGTTCAGTGTTCAACATGGGTATGTGCTCCTTTCTGTTCATTTCTTGCGGCAACCATGACCTCGCGGGCTACGTCTGCGTAGCACTCGCGGTAAAGGTCAACGCCGTATTTGTCGCGGATGGCGTCGAGCTTGTCCACGTTGAAAAGCTCGGTAAACGGTTCGTAGTTGTGCGGGGTGGGGAGACGCGCGGCGATGATCTCGTTTCTGCACTCCCAATATCCGGCGGTTTTCATGGTTGCGCTCCTTTCTGTGCGGCTGTTCAGGCGTATAGGATCTTCGAGGTGCCGGGGACGCGGCACTGGATTGAACAATCCGGGGCGTTCTTTTTGTTCAGGTCGATCCATGACTTCACGGCGGGGAGAAGATCGTCATTATAGACGGGCGCATAAACCAGGCGATTAAACAGCTCGCCGGTGTTCAGGCTCATGGGCTTATGCTGTTTGTCCCTGGGGCCTTTGAAGTAAACCATAAACATGGGGTTGTCCTTTCATGCCCTCGTGACCTCCGGGGCGGGCTGTCCAGTTCTTAATTTCATTGTAGCAGGGTGGGCCAAGGGGGTTTTTGCCGCTGTTCAGGCAAGGCGGAGGACCTGACGGGCGGCGCGTTCGGCGTTGTCGGTGAGATGGCGCTGCCATGCCTGATTTTTAGGAGACCAGCGGAAGCCGTTTTGCTTCAGGGCGGCGCGGGTGTCGGCGTCGGGGATGGCGTCAAAAAGGATTTGGAGTCTGTTCAGGTCGATATTGCGGACGATCTGTCCACCGTCAAAGGCGGTGCCGGTCTGAGGTTCGGCGGCCTGCTGTTCTCTGCGGTCAAGCTCCGCGAGGCGCTGTTCTGTCCGCTCGATCTTGCCCCGGATGCTGGCCAGCTCGTAAGCGGGGAAGGGGGAACCGTGAACGCGAATATCAAAGCTGTTCGGGTCGGTGAGGTTCGCGACCTGTTCAGCCGTAAAGCCGGGACAGCCGACAAGGGTCTTATGCTTGCGATAGTAGGCGTTTGCGGCCTTGGCATCCTCCAACATCTGGCGTTGGCTGTTCAGGCGCTCGGTGAGCATTTCGCGGGCGTGGGGGTCGGCAAGGTCTACCGGGCCGGTGCCGACGCTGCGGATCTTGTCCAAAATCGCCTCAATCTGCCGGTATTCCTCCCACAGGGAGTCCTCGCGGGACATTTGGCGGTTGTGCTTGCGCATATTGAAGTTGCCCGCCCCGGCGATAAACTGGCTGGGATAGCTGGCCTGGTTGCGGTTGTAATCGTTCGTCCACTGGGCAAGGCGGCGGGCGTAGCTGTTCAGCAGGGCGTCCAGCTTGTCATGGTAAAAAGCGCTGACGCGGGCCTTCTGCTGTTCTACCATCTGGGCGGCTTTGTTCACGGAATTTCGATAACTGGCCGTGGCGCTGCCGGGTTTGTAATCGCTCATGTGAATGCAATAGTGGGCGTTTCGGGCGGTTTCCTCGTCAATGGAACCATAAGGCGGGACCGTTTCAGGCCGATTTTCCGGGGTGGGCTGTTCTGCCTGTTCTGCCTGTTCTGCGGTGGTGGCCTCCGGCTGTTCTGCGGGCGCTTCTGCGCCTGTGCCGGTGGCGGGGGCTTGCTGTTCGGGCTGTTCGGTGGCGGCTGCGCTGGGCTGTGCGGTGGCGGCGGTGGGCTGTTCAGTCCGCAGGCCGTCAGCAACGGAACGGTAAAAGGCTTGCGTTTCTTTCGTATCCTTGACGGTCTGGTTGTCCTCGCCAAAGTCCCATGTATAGCGCTTGATCGTTGCGTTCAGGCTGTCCGCCTCGGCTGCAAAGAATTTCGCAATGTGGGCGGTGTTGGGGAAGGTCTTGATTTCGATTTCCGCGTGCGCCTGGTTCCACTGGTTCGCGGCGGCCCGCTTGTCCCGGCTGTTGACATATACGGAGATAGGCCAGAAGCAAATATTATCTTTTGCGGTGCTCAACTCGCCGTTGCGCTTGATGCGCCGGAGGCAGTGATCCCGGCCGCTCCAATTCGGATCGCCGGGGGTGTGCTCGACGAAGTAAAGGCCGTTGTCATTCTTGAAGTATGCGCCGGTGATCTCCACCACGTCGCCGGTTTTCATGGGGCGGTTGTTCTTGTCGTTCATGGTAAAACCTCCTGAAATTGTGTTTTGAATGTGTAGATTTTGGCTTTCTGGGGTGCCGTCGCTTTTATCGGTGCGGCGGCTCCAAGGTGTCCGGGGTGGCTGTTCAGGCGTAAACTTTTCCGTTGGCGCCGGTCTGGTAGCTTTTGAAGATCAGAACCGGGTCCTTCAGCAGGGCGGCGGCGTCCTCGATATAGGAAGCGGAAAAGCAGCCGTATTTACTGCGGGTGATCTTGATTTTCTCGTCCTCCTTCAGGGTTTCGTGGGTGGCCTGTTCCGGGAGATCCTGCCAGCCGTTGAAGATCAGCAGGGAGGAAGAACCGAGAAACAGCCGGCCGCGGGTGGTGCGCTTACGGTATGGGGTGTAGGTCAGGCGCACAACGTCGGCGTGCTGGGCGTAGGTGGTGAGGGTGCAGCCGTGAAAGGTGATTTTCTCCACGATGGGGAAGCCGAACTCGGAGAAATACACAAGGGTATATTTCCGGCCCGGAACCAATCCGGCGGCGTCCACGGCCTTTTGGAGGGGTTCGGCGTACTGCTGGATCATGGAATGAAACGCGGCCAGGGCGTCGGCCTCCGTTGTAACGGTGGCGCTGTTCAGCTCGTCCCCGTTTTCAATCAGGGCGGCCACATCGATTTGACCGCCCAGGGGCCGCAGGTCGGCGGCGTTGATGATGATTTTCCGGCGGAGGGTGTAGCCGCCTCCGATCTCGGCATGGTAAAGACTGTTAAACATGGGGTAATCCTCCTTTTCTGTTCAAATAAGGCCGTTTTCCCGGAACTCCCGCAGGAGACCGAAACGGCGGGCCAGCCGTTCCAGACGGTCGGCGGTCTCTGCGACTTCTTCCCAGCTTTGCACCTGTTCGGCGGCTTCCTGCTGTGCCATGATCGCCGCGTCACGGGCGGCGGCTTTGCGGGTTTTATAAGTGGTCATTTTGTGATCCTCCTTGATTTTGATTTAGCGGCGGGCCTCGATGAGATCCACCACGCGGAACATCAGGCGGGCAAAGGTGCCAGCGCCCAGAACGAGGATGAAAAGGGGAAAACTCATGATTGCGGCCTCCTGTCGGTGTGTTGTATGCTTCACTTGTTAAGTATATTATAGCACTTAACAAGTGAAAAACAATCGGCAAAAGTTACAACTTATTAAGTGAATTTTTGTACACCTTATTCACTTGTTAAAAACACTTGACAAGTGATATTATGATAGTAAATAGGGGGTGATAGCTACGGCACCGCAAAAATACACGGAAGCGCGCAAACTCGGCAATAGAAAGTGGGACGCGGAAAACCTGGACCGGATTTCTATTGCACTGCCTAAAGGCGCAAAAGATACGATCAAGACCCACGCGGCCGCCATGGGGGAAAGTGTAAACGCATTTTTCAACCGGGCAGCGCTGGAACAGATCAAGCGGGATCGTGGCAGCGAAAAAACAGAAGCAGCCACAGAAGCAGAATAAAAAGCAGCGGCCCGGAGTTTTTCCGGGTCGCTGTTCTGCGTTTTGGGGTTAGTCGGTTTCCGTTTCGATAATTCCGAGGATCTCGGCGGTTTTGTAATTAAATAGGGGATCATCACATACTAAGATAGGGACATAATAAAGCTCAAGCAGGCGTTCCGGCGCGGCCGGGTCGATCACTTGCGCCCGGTAGGAAATTTGCGCACGGTCCGCCGGGTCATCCGGGTTTTGTGGAGGGGAAATTTCATCGCGCAAATCTTCCGCAAAAATGTATTCTTTTCCGTCAAAAGAAATTCTTTCGCCGCTTGTGTTCGGGATATAATATTCTTCTTTCACGTGCGCGGCCTCCTTCTTACTGTTCGCCAAGCTGGGACAAAATAAAGGCTTTGATTTCGGCGTTGGGCGTGGTGCTGTTCGCGTCACAAAATGCCCGGTAACGGTCCGCCGTTTCCCGGTCCAGCTTGCATCCGATGACAGACGTCAAGCGGTAATTTGAAGCGTTCCGGGCGGCTCGCTGGGCGTCTGTTCTGTTTGGGTTTGTTTTGGGTCTGGGCATTGGTTTACCTCGCTTTCATGGATCATTGCCAGGTGACAACGGTATCAACAAGAAAATTTCCGGCGGAGTCCCGCACGGTAACGCGGCCCTTCAGGTCGTTTCCGGTGATCTGTTCGGGGTCGGCGTATGCCTCGCCGATGATCTCGCCGGACTCCGTGATAAATGCCCCTTCTCCGTATTTTGAGTCGGCCACGCGGAGACCGTCGGGCAAATTTAGTGTTGCATGTAGCCAAGTGCCGGGGAAATTTTCAAAGGGAACCGCGCGAACCTGCACCGCGTCGGGAACGTTCCGAAAGGTTGAAGGGATTTTGTAAAGATGGGCGATCAAGTTTTTTCCTCCTGTTCTATCTCAGTGCGTCAATAATTTTTGATGCGGCATGTTCTGAGAAAATGGTTTCGATTTTGGCAGCATCCGCCGAATACATCAGGCTAAAATAACGCCGGAGACGGTCCGCCCGGTAAGCTGTAAACCAGATTTCAAAGGGCTTCCCGGCATCGGCTGCGGCCTTGTGCATGAGATCCCGCGCGGCCTCGTCGCAGTTTTCCGGCTTGAGCTTGCCCGCGATTTCAAAAAAGCGGTTTACATCAAGCCGGATTTTCAACATTTCATCGCAGATGAATTTTTCCCGCAGGCTGGAAGCATAAGCAATTTGCTTTTCTGAAACGCCGGTTATTTCCGGCAGCGGGTGCCGGTCGCTGAAGCTGGAAATGTAGCTGGAAAGCTCCGCGCCTCGTTTCGCGTTCTTCTGTTCTGCGTAGCAGGCGGGGCAGGTGGCGAGGTTTTCCCGCGCCCAGACTTCATAAGATCCCGCCTCGGTGGAATTGCGGCAGGTGTGGACGTGTTCAAAGTCTTTCCCGCAGTGCTCGCATTTTAAAGTGATCTTGACTCTTGCCATTTCGCAAACCTCCGTTTTTCTGTTCAGCGGCCCGGAGTGATCCTGGGCCGCTGTTCTGCGTCAATAGCTGCCAACGCCAAAGCCGACGATCTCGCCGGCGGTGTCGTCGTCCTCGTCAAATTCGCGGTTTTCGTCCTCGTACCGGTAAATAGGGCGGAGCGTCACCGGGGCCGGGTGCGCCTCGTCGATGGTGTACCGGTCCAGCACGCGAAACGCCTTGAAGGTCTCACCGTTCCAGCCCTCGCAGCAATAGAGCACGCCGGAAATGCTGTAAATGGGCATCGGCTCAAGTCCGGCGTTCCACCAGTCCCCGACAGGGGAAACAGGGGAAGCCACGCCGGAAGCGTCGCGGGTAATCCCGTGGGCGGCATCGTAAATTTCAAGATTAGTCATTTTTTCGTCCTTTCTCCCGGCGTAGCCGGGTCGCTGTTCTGGGGGGTCAAACACTCAGCAGGGCGGCACCGTTAACGGTGATCCGCGCCTCGTTGGGGTGGGCCTCGTTCCAAGCGTCCTTAAACGCCCAGGAATTAAAGCGGAAATCCGGCAGGCCGGGAAACGGGACCAGCTCGCCGGACTCGCCCAGCACGTTACACACAGCCAGAGCGGAAGCGCGGGAGATCGGCAGAAAATAGAGCCGCTGGATCTCGCGCAAGATGGCGTTGTGTGCGTCCTGTTCCGGGGTGGTGGGCATCAGCGGAGTCAGAAACGCGAGCGGGTCCGCCTCCGGCGCTGCCTGGTTGCGCTCCACCTCTGCCACGATGGCGGCAGGATCTCCGCCCAGCGTGTACAAATAGCCACTTGCGACGGGGCCATATTGGGCCTTGCACCTTTTCAATAAATCCGACATTTTTACATCCTTTCCCCGGCGGAGCGGCCGCCGGTCCGGTGGGGGGTGTGCTATCCTCTTAACATCTATTATTATAGGCGGCAGCGGGCGAAACTGTCAACGGTTAAACCGTGCACAAAAAGCACAAAAATTACGGTTAAACAGTGTGCAAAATGTCAATGGATATTAACGGTTAAACCGTATATAATAATAAATGAAAACAGAGGAAAACCACGGAGGCCCACCGGGCCGGAAAGGACCAGAACATGAAAATTTACGAGTTCAACAGCTTTGAAGAGTTCGAGCGGGCCGAGGTTGCCGGAGATTATGAAGCACTCACCATTGTAAATGAAAATGGTTGGATCAAGTCCGATCTTCTGACCGAGTGCCAGAGCTGGAAAACCGCCCTTCGCCGCTTTTTTAAGGCGTTGAGCGCACGGCATCCGGAAATCGCGGAATGGGCGGAGGATCTCACCGAGAGCGCCGAGAACGGTTATTTTCGGATGAATGATAACATGATGGCGGACGGAACCCGGAACCCCTGCCCCAATTACGCTTGGGAAATCGAAGAAGTAAATGACGGCGTGTGGTATATCTTTTTGAACGTTCGGCAGGACGAGGACGAGACCCCCGCCGAGGCCACCGAGAACACCGCCGAGGCCACCGCCAAGGCCGAGACCATCACCGCAGCCAGCACCCGCCAAGCGTGGGAAATCGCCGGTGAAATCCTGGGCACCGATTACACCGAGGACGCCGCCAGCACCGCCCGCGCCGGGTATCCCATCCACCGGAGCACCGCCGAGGGAAACCGCGGTTATATCTGCGATCTGGGCGACCGGCTGGAAGTCAATTTGCAAGACGGCAGCAGCCGGAACATTTGGATCAGCTGCGAAGCCCTCGCAGACGAGGCCGCCACCGCGCAGAAGATCCAGAAGCTACGGGAGGCCGTCACCAAGCAGGCCGCACAGGTGGAGGAGCTGACCCACGCCGCCGACCTGGCCCGCTACCTGCAAAAGGAAGCCGAGCGGGAACGGGACGAGGCCACCGCAGACCGTGACCGCATCGCCGAGGAACTTCGAGAACTGAAAAACAAGCTGTTTCATTTATCGCTTGTCATAGCCTGACACCGGCCCCGCCGATCACTAACCACCACCACGAACATATTTTAGGAGGAACACGAAATGAAAAAGAGTTTTTTTGATACGATCCCCGGCGTCGTCCGCCTCGACTCCCGCGTGGCTATCTATGTGCCCAGCACCACCGACACCGACCACCCCACCGACAACCGGCAGCAGGTGGAGGAAGTCGCCGCGAAGCTGTCCGCCATGTTTGGCGGAGCTACCGCCACCGAGGCCCGCGGCTACTGGGTGAGCCAGTCCGCCGGCCTTGTTGGTGAGGCCGTGACCATCGTCTACAGCAACGCCGCAGCGGAGGACATCGAGCGCCACGGCGCCGAGATTGTCGCTATTTGCCACAAGATCAAACGCGAGATGAAACAAGAGGCCGTCAGCCTTGAGATCAACGGCGAACTGTTTCTAACCTAATACCACCCGCCACCACAGCCCGCAGGGAATGCCCCCGCGGGCTTTCTTTTGCCCCTCTGAGCAATACCGCCCAGCACCGCACCACAGACCCACGCCGCGCAGCCGCTTGCATCCTACGCCGCCCCAGGCGGCTATTTTTAACCCCTATGCGCGCGGGCGCGTTTCTTGCGGGCGCGCTTGATTAGAGTATACCAAAATGCACCCACGCAGGGCCTCAAACGCTTTACCCAAATGAAGAAAAGCGCGGAGCACTCCCGCAGGCCCGGAAGCAATGGACAAGGGAAAAAGGGGAAGGGGTGGAGGAGTCACCGCCGGGGGTCTGTTCCGGCTGATTGCATCGGATCGGCCACCACGGCCACCGCCGACCATGCCAGACCGGGAACCATCAGCGGGCCAGCCGCCGACCATCGGAGGACGGCCACCACCACCGGCACCGAGGGCCAGAGAACCGGCAGCGGCCCCGGCTCCCGCCGTCTTTCGTCAGGTTGCACAAGGGCGGCATTGGCTGTTGTTGCATTTGCCACCAAAAAAGGCGGTAACTGTTGCCCTAATTGCTTATTATGGCAACAGTTTAGGCATTTGCAACAGGTTTTTACCCTCTCCGAAACCTGCCCAGCGGCCCCGCCTCCGCTCCAATGGCACCGGCTGACCGGCTGACCAGCTGACCACGGCCCCGGCTGGGTGGGGGGTGGTTTACAGACCTGGCCACCGGATCGGCGCAGAATCTCTCCACAACTCTTCCCCCTCCTCCCACGTTCTTTTTCCCCCCACGTTCTCATCCCCGTCGCCCTTCCTCCCCCTTTAAGGGGGGGTGGTTTAGAAAACCGAGGGCAAAAAACGGAAAAGTCAAAAAGGGGTCCAAAAAAATTTTTATAAAAACGCTTCGCTTATGTGGGGAATACGTACTTAGGTTGCGCGGCGCGGGCGGGGCGCAGGCGGTCGGTAGGTGACGTGCTGGTAGGCGGTAGGTGAAGCTGGCGTGCAAAAACCCTATTGGAGGGGGTTGCTATGCTAAAGATAGGAGGAATGTTTTATGAGATGTACACCAGTTGAATTTCACGCGAGATTTCCTGTTTCTGAGAATTGCAATAGAGGTGGTTGCGAACACGGCCCACGCTTCCGGGATTTGAACGGTGTTGTTTATACGATTGATGCCATTAAAAATTCCTGCAAGGGGGATACGAACGTCCCGGTCATTCAGTTTCAGGCAGACGGTACTCCTAAAACGATTGGTATTGTCAAGTCTATCAAGTGGGACCCGGAAGGCTTCGTTGAGGTAAATGGATTTTTGCGGTTTGGTGGAACGTGCGAAGATGTGATTTTCGATAAAACAGAGACTGTCATCGAAATGAAGATCACAGAAATTGGCCTTGAGACGTAAAGCAGTAGGAGGTCGAGAGACATGGCATACACGCGGAAATACAGGCAGGGGGCGCAGGTCAAGAGCATTGAGGACTTTCTGCATTCACCGGTGACGCAGTATTTTTTCTGGCACGGGAGGACGGTTCATAAGCAAGTCTTTATGCACTGGCAGCTTGATGTGCTTATAAGGTATATCGGCAGAGGACTTCTTTATTTTGCGGATAAGAACGTTCCGGCTGATGGAGATGCGAAATGAGCTGCTATGGGTGTGTCTGCAACAACTGTCTCTATAACTGCGAGTTATTCAGCGCATACTTCACGCCGGGGGAGATCGAGGACGTGGAGGACGTCTGCTATTGCTGTGATGAGTGCAAGTGGTTCGATGGGGACTATACGAAGCGGAGCCAGTGGCGAAAATCGTGCGAAAAATTTCGCCTGCCGGCGAAGTATAAAGAGTATCTGGAACAGGTGAAGCAGAAGGAGGCTCGTGCGGCGGTCAAACGCCGAGGGGCATTTACCGTGATTGAGGGAGGGAAAAAGGATTGAACGTAGCCTATAACATGGACTGCATGGAGTATATGCGGACGCTGCCGGACAAGGCGTTTGATCTGGCTGTGGTAGACCCTCCATATTTCAGCGGTCCGGAGCGGCGTGGCTATTATGGCTGTAAGATCAGCCCCATTGGGGTGAAACGGGATTACCCTGTGTCCACCAAATGGGATATACCTGACGCAGAATTTTTTTCTGAATTGGACAGAGTGTCAAAGCATTATATCGTATGGGGCTGCAACTACTTTGATTTCGTGTTTTCTCACGGGCGAATCGTGTGGGACAAGTGCAATGGGGAGAGCAGCTTCAGCGATTGCGAAATTGCGGCGACGAACTGCTTTGAAAGCGTCCGTCTGTTCCGCTATATGTGGAATGGGATGTTCCAGGGGAAGAGTATCGCAGAGGGGACAGTCCAACAGGGGAACAAGGCTCTTAATGAGAAGCGCATCCACCCGACGCAGAAACCGGTGGCGTTATACACATGGATATTGCAGAAGTACGCAAAGCCGGGGGACAAGATACTGGACACCCACTTAGGCAGCGGCAGCAGCCGCATAGCCGCCTATGATCTTGGCTTTGATTTTGTTGGGTGTGAGATTGACTCTCACTATTTTCAGGCTCAAGAGCGCCGCTTTGCGGAACACACGGCGCAGATCAGTTTGTTTACGGAAGGTTGAATATGGATAGTTTGAATGCAAGCAGGATAGCTGGTGGGAACAGTGCGTATGGGCGGAGTCAGTCAGACTTCTATCCTACCCCGCCGGATGTGACGGTGGCGCTTATGCGCTTTTTGAATCTTCCGCGCACAACGTCCGTGTGGGAACCGGCAACGGGAGAGGGCGATATGGCCGGTGTGCTTCAGACCTACTTTGAGACCGTCTATGCAACGGACATTCTGGATGGGACGGACTTCTTGAAGTCCAGCATTGACGCGGCTGATTGGATCATCACGAACCCGCCTTTCTCGCTGGCGGAGGCATTTATCCGCAGAGCAGCGGAGCTGGGCAAGCCTTTTGCGTTCCTGCTCAAGTCGCAGTATTGGAACGCAACGTGTCGGCGGAAGCTGTTTGACGAGATCCCGCCCAGCTACATTCTGCCGCTGACGTGGCGCCCGGATTTCTTTTTTAAGAAGCGGATGCCCGGAGAGAAGGGAAGTCCGCTGATGGACGTGATGTGGTGCGTATGGCTGACGCCCTGGAAGAATGATATTCAGACGGTGTACCGTCCGCTGACGCGGCCGGAGATGGGAGCGGGAAATAAAAATGGCTAAACTGGCGATTCTATCAGGCATCGTTTTTCTTTTCCTTTTCCGTAAAATCTTTTTCTATGTGAAAGACTTGCTTAAACAACAAGGACTTGAGTACAAACCTAAATTAACACTGCAATGTGCCTTATACGCTACAATGTTTGGGGCCTTTGGCACGTTCGCAATTTGTGCAAGCATTTATACAATAATTTTACTGCTGAGTGGGGAGGGGCATTTGGGATGAAGTATGATTTTCGTGTTGGGGACTACGCTGAGACCAAGGATGGCAACCATGGGTATGTCATCAAAAGTGATCTTTTGTGCTACCAAGATATTGTGACGGGGTACATAATTACCGTGAAATTCAGCAATGAGGAAACCATGACGTATGAGTTTACAGCCAACGAGGCGAAACGGAAGTTCAAACGCATCGGCCAGTATGATTTTACGGAGAAGGATGAAGGCAAGATTAAGCCTTTGGCTTGTGAAACTGCAAGTGATTATAGCAATGAAAAACTAAGAAAGAAAATCAATGAGCTTGTGGATGCCGTCAATGAACTGCGTATGCGGGATGCAAAGGAGAGTAAGGATGATTGAGTACATCAGAGTCGTAAGTAAGCAGCGCCCCGCGAAGCGGGCGTTTGATATGCAGGTGGGGGCACACCTGCGTGTGTATATTGCCGGGAAGATCACCGGTGACAAGAACTATCGGGAGAAATTTGCCAAGGCAGAGCAAGCCCTCACTGCCATGGGACATTGCGTCCTAAACCCGGCGAACCTCCCCTCCGGCATGGAGCAGGGCGATTATATGCGTATCTACTTTTCCATGATTGACTGTGCGGACTGTGTGGTTCTGCTGCCGGACTGGCGTGAGAGTTCTGGGGCACGGTTAGAGCGGGCCTACGCCGAGAAAATCGGGAAAGAGGTTGTTGTGGCAGATCAGGGCAGGATCGATGAGTTTTTGGAGAAGGTGGGGAGAAAGCATGAGTAAGGCTGTTATGCTGAGCATCCGCCCCAAGTGGGTGGAGAAGATTGCCTCCGGCGAAAAAACCATCGAAGTCAGAAAGACCAGGCCGAAGTTGCAAACACCGTTCAAGTGCTATATCTATTGCACTATGGATCACCCTTACATTTCTGTGTCCTGCGCGGAACTGGACAAGCTCAACTATCGCACAAATACCGTTGGTCGGTGTAATGGCAAGGTCATCGGGGAGTTTACCTGTGAGCGGATCGCCCCGATCACATACGATGGCGGCAGGCTATGGTGTCCGACAAATGCCGCCTTTTCCCCTGCGACGTGCTTATCTCAGGCAGAAATTATAGCTTATATCGGCGATAAGGGGCGTTGTTACGGCTGGCATATTTCCGACCTGCGCATTTATGATGCGCCGAAAGAATTGAGCGAGTTCAAGACGCTATGTAGAGTCGATGCCGATTGCTGTGCCTGCCCTTATTACAATTACACCAAAATGGGTTGTGATGGCCGGGTTATCGGTCGCCCACCCCAAAGCTGGTGCTATGTGGATGACTTGCAAACCAAATAATGCAAAAACCCCTTGCTTTTGAAGCGGGGGTTTTTCGTTCGTAAAACCGTTCGTAAAATCGAAGATAAAACTCCTGTTTTTTGGTTTTTTTATTATCGTAATAGAAAATATTTTTACCATCCAAAAACGGCTGAACCCGTTGAAATATAAGGAAAACCCCACAATCACAAGGATTGTGGGGTTGGTCCGAGTGGCGGGAGTCGAACCCGCTAATAAATAGCTATAACCGTTGAAAATGAATGTGCGTTTTGCGGCGTTCGTAAAATCGTTCGTAAAACGCAAGGTTTGGCGGTGGGAAACATGAGGGGGGCGGTGAAAAGTCAGGCGGACGCACAAGGCTTTTTTTCGAGGGTATGCTCTGCGTCCGAAGCGGTGTCATCGCCTCGATTTTTGTAAAACCGCTCCATTTTGTTTTCGGCGTTGAGACGGTCCTCTCTGGCGAGTTTAAGATAAATCTTATGAACGGTGTTATGGTCGCTCCATCCACCGATTTCTTGCACTTCCAATTCGCTAAGCCCAAGATGGAAACCGAGGGAGGCGAAGGATCGGCGGAGACCGTGAACACCGCACTCAGGAAGGTCATTCTTTTTGCAGATCAGGTTGATGCCGCCGCGCAAAGAATTTTCAGTACAATCCAGAATGGGAAGGCCGGCACTTTTCCGCTGCGAAAGCAGCTCGTAAAGGGCGGGGATCATAATTTGGATCGTGCGTTGAGACGAAACGTTTTTGTTGGTCTTTTTGTACACGAAGTTTCCGTTTTTATCCATGACCCGTGCGCCCTGAACGGTGATTCGCCTTTTCTTCAAGTCTATATTTTCCCAGGAAAGGCCGAATATCTCAGAACGGCGGAGGCTGTGAAGGGCCAGCAGCGCGCCCGCTTCAAACCGGCTGCCGCTCACAGCGTCCACAAAAACAAGGATCTGCTGGTAGGTCAGCCAGGGAAGGTCTTTTTTTATGCGTTGAGGGAGCCGGACTTCCGGCGGAGCGATGTGATTATCCCGCATCACGGTGCAAACAAGGCCCCATGAATTATACACCGTTTTAGGGGACACGGTTTCACTGGC